TTGTAAGGACGCTGATTTTTGTCATTTTTAATTTCTGACTGTGCTACTTTAATTACGATGTTACTCATGATTTCTAAATTTTAATTTTTGTTAAATTGTTTTTGATTTTTGTTGTTGTACTTAGATTGTTGTTGTTGTTTTATTTCTTTAATTGCCAATCTGATATTGTTAATATCATTTTGACATTTGTTGAACATGATGATATCACCTTTATTGATGAAGAAATCTGACCACATAAAGTTCATCTGCAAGTTTTTATGCAGAATATCCATTTGTGTCATATCTTCTTCATTCCATCTAATAGGCATTACAAAATTTGTATTCATTTGTCTTTATTAATTTGTGTAAAGATGTGCTTTGCTTGTGAGTTGTAGTCTAGCACATCATCATAGGCTACAACTTTTTTTAGTTTTGGTTTGGTAGAGATAAAAGTGCTCTCTGGCTTGTTAGGTTTAACCAGAGAGCTTACTTTTAATCTCATCATATCCCATAGTGATAAATCCATATGCATACCATTAAAATGATGTAAAACATAAGAACATAATGTTCTGGATCAAATCTTTTCATTATAGCTCTCATATTTCCACAATAAAAAGATTACCTTTCTTTGTTAATTTGTATTTACCACTTCTAACAAGAGTTTTAAACTGCTTGTTTAAAGATTGTTTTTCAATCTTATTCTTGTGATAATAATAGTACTGACTAACAGCTGATAAACTTCTGTTAAGCTTTTTAGCTGCTAATTCAAAACTATAACTTAATACAAATTCCTTGTTTTTCTCAAGGATTTTTAAAAGAACTTCCTGTTCTTTTGGACTCCATGAATTTCTGTTAGTTGTCATAAAAGTTAATTAATGGTTTAACAATACGAGCAGTATATTCTGGCTGCTCATCCAGTTCTCCTTCATTGGGAATTAATTCTACTTCCACAATTTTGGATTCCAATTTGTCAACAACTATTACATTGTTGAATTTACTTAATGGATACCATTTTTGTTTTGTTGGTACTGATGGAAGGTATACCATAATATTACCATCAATGTCATGTAATTCTCCTAAATACATGTGTATTAATTTTTAGTCCAGCTCTTTTTGAAATCAGGGTGAGCCGATAATCCCTTGCAGCGATATTTGTTCTTTTTTGATGCACAGCTAGTCATTGCAGCTACTATGCACATTAAAATGAAAATTTGTACTGTTTGCTTCATTGTTAGTTAAATTAAACAGAGTGTGCTTGGAAACTTAATCCACTACACCATATGCCTCTCTGTTGGTTAGTTAAAAAATACTTAATTGTAGCGGTGGATTAGGCAATTGATTATTTTGTTTCAAATGCCATATATCCCATGTACCTGGAAAATCACTGTTAGAGATAATTTCTATCTCTTTTTTAATAATTTCCTGTTTTTTAAGCCTGTTGAACAACATAGCTTTTTTCTTGTGTTCAAAATAGGCTTTACTTACTTTCATAGGCATATCTTTTTGATAATCCACATGAAAGTTTAACTCAAAGTAATTTTTACCACTTTTTGGTGATTTAAATACAGTAATACCATCATGTTCACCAACAGGTAAACAAGTGGCATAGATCATTTTTACGAAAACACCTGTGCTTCCATAAACTACCTTACAATTTTTGGGTAATGTTACCATAGCTCGTTTTTTGAATTGAATTTTTTAAAGGTTAAACATTTTGTGTATAAATATAGTGTTAGTGTAATCAAGACAAGCATTACAACACTAAAATATGCTTGACTTTCTTTAGTAGTAGCACCACTGATTGCTGATTCTGTATATCCTAAAAAGAAATTTATTAGAATATCAGCAAAGAAAAATCCATTGGCTAAACATATTAGCCATACTAGAATAAGAAATAGTCAGTTGTAATAACAGACCTTCCATTTTCCCTATTCTTAAACTATTTCATTAAGAAAGGAGTCTTGAAATATTACAACTTTGTGCAAATTCTTTACAGGTGAGGACAGAGCCACTGAATAGTGGATGTCCTGCAACCTGTGCTGTGTTTTAATTTTTTTCAAGAATAAACATTCCAAGTTCTACATCTCCATCAGACTTATAAATAGTCCAAGAACAGATGCCGTGAGAAAGATTACTAATAAAAACAGTTGCTTTATCTTCACCAGTTATTTTATCACCAGTAAATTTAAGACCATTTATTATGGCTAATCTATCTATGTATTGTTGTAAATACTTAGGAGTTACATCACTATGAAAAGTATTAAAGAGTGCTTGTGCCATTGTTTTATTTGTTGTGCTCTTACTAAACCTACAATATGTAGGAACCTAGGAGCATTAGTTTTTAATTTACACCTAAAACTTTGATATTGCTTCTCAGGCAATTAAACTTACTATAAATAGTAATTAGTTTATTAAACTATTTTATCAAAGCTATAAGTAAAATCAACAACTGTTTGTTATTTTATACAAAGGTACAGTTGCCAAACCCTTGTGATCTAAGTCTAGAACTTTGATCAGTATTTTGTGCTATATATTTAATAATTAGCCAAAAGAAGCACATTGTTGGTAATTGTCTTGTATGCAGGTTTAACGATATATAATCAAAAGAAGGAAAGGGCGAAGCCCTTTCTCTTCTGTGAAGGAATTAAGAAAGCAACGCTTTCTTCAATTCCTGAACTGTTGAATTGCTAACAACAATAAGGGTTTTACCCTTACTTGTTGTAATCTCGGTAAATGTTGGTTCAACATCAAAGTTCTCGCAAAGAATTGCGAAGATTTTATCCTTCAAGATTACACTAGCAACGTTATCCTTAGTAATGTCAACTAGTTGTTCTGCACTACTTTCAAGATTGCTTTTTAATAAATTTGTGAGCTTGCTCATTTTTCTAGAGGTTTTAGTGTGGGGCAACGTCGCCCTAAAGATTAGGAGGGGTGGTTTTGTTGAGTAGGTACCCACTTACATAAACACAAAACATTTTATTTTTTTAAAAAAAATTTTTTATATATTTGCACTGCAACCCAAGTTAAGGTCTTACCCTCTTAACCTCTGGATCACCCATAAGTAAAAGTGGGTTAGAAGTTGGATCAGAATCTTCTAAATAGGAAGATAACTTTCTCCGATAGTTGCAAAAAAGGTTTTGGTATAATTGCAGGGCTACCACCAGCGTGTAAGGGGAAGAGTAGACTAGGGGCTAAAAACCAACTGCAGGAAATCCAAAATTAAGTTTAAAACTCTCAGGGGAAAATTATATCTACTCAGCAACAGTTAGTTAAGTTATAACTTTACTTTTTATTTGTTAAAGTCAAACTATAACTTTACTTTTGTTTTAAAATTTATAAGATATGATTATGTATGAACCACACCCTAAAGGTATTTTAATTGAGTACAAAGAACTAGAACAAACATCTACTGGAGTATACTTACCTAATGGTACACAAACTTCTGATGTAGAAGAATATAATGGTGATGTTGTTGTTGCAGTAGGAAGCCAAGTTGAGCTTTACAAAGTAGGAGATAGAGTAATGTTTTTTCCACATTCAATGCCTACAAGTTTTGAAGGTAAAACTCATGATGGAGGTAAACAAAAGTATCAGCTGTTTAGAGAAGCTGATGTTGCATGTAAAGTGTTGTTATGAATATAACATTGGAAGGTAACCTACAGCAGCAAATGAATACTAATACTATTAAACAACAATTGAATATATACCTTGCTCAAGGTAAGATTAACTTCTATCAGCTACAATCTATTGTCAGAGAGATAGGTCAAGATAAGTTGATGAAAGATTTAACTCCTCAAGAAAGAGATTTAATTGTAAGTTATATTAATGGTAAACAATGATAACACAGTTAAATCCTCCAATTCCTTTTTATGTTCCTGAATTTGACATGGAAGGATGGGCATTCTTAGTTAATGATTATGGTCCAGAAAGTTATATTTATTTTACTATATTAATGGATAATGGTGAAGTATGGACTTTTGATAATACTAAGGTTAGAGGTTGTGTAAATAAAACATTAGGAAGATATGAAAAGAATAGAAGTTAAAGCAACTGATTTGAATATGTTGTATAACACAGTTAATCACTTATATAAGGTAGGTAAATTAACTGAGCATATGGATGCTGATATAGAACATAATGGTAATATTATCAGATTTATACATGATAGGAATATGGGTAGAAAAGGCTCATGGGTAGTAATTACTCCTATTAGCGTGGTATATGATGAAGATTAATTTTGTATTTTAGTAAAAAAATAATTATGTTACCTGATCCTATTTGTGGAACAAATACTGTAGTTTTTGTACACAAAGAATTTGATGTTGTTATTCAGAAAATGAATACCTATGTTGAACTAGCTAAAAAGTTTATTAAGAAACATAAAAGATATCAATATATTAAGCATGTTGAAAAACTACCTGATGATAAATGGTGTTTAGTGTTTAAGGTATTACCATCTAATCATGAATCTATTAAAGAATATAATAGGATTGTTGAAAAAAGTAAAAAAGAACTTTGGGTTAATCAATTAAATAATGAGATAACAGGATGATTATTAAAGTATTGGAACCAGTTTATAAGACTATTACCATTGAAGATGAAAATGGTGAAAAGGTTCCTACTGAAGTTCCTGGTAAAATTGTTTCTAAAAGGATGGAGATTAATGAAATTACAGAGTTTGCTGAAGTTATAAATCAAAAAACTAAAAAACCTTATAAGAAAAGGTGTATGTTAAGATGTATGGATCAGTGGATTATAGTTAATCATTCATTTGATGAATTAAGTAAGATGAAGGATATACCTTCAAGAATAGTTATAAAAGGATTTTATGGTAAGACTACAGGACGAAGTTATAAGGAGATTAACAGATATAGCAAAAAGAAATAATGTTTCCTATACAGAAGTTAAAGGAATATATTCAGGACTGTTTGAATTTCTAATTTCACAATTTTCAGAAATAAGTGATAGTGATCCTAATACATGGAATAAGAATGTTATTATCAAAAATTTTGGTAAATTTGTAATAAATAAAAATAAGTTAAAAAGATATGAACTCTTTAAAAGAAAAATTAATGAGCAATCCAATGAACTCACCAAGTAAGTTTATTGGTAGATTGTTTGAAGCAAGAGATGTTGCACATATTGAACATCTTAGAGTAAAAGGTCCAGGTGCTTATGCAGCACACACAGCTATTGGTGGATTTTATGATGGACTACTTGATTTAGCAGATGGCTTTGTAGAAAGTTATCAAGGTAAATATGGTATTGTAAACTTTGAAATTAAGTCTGTTAAGCCATTGGATTTTATGGAATATATTCAAGAGTTTGCTAAGTATGTTGAGGCATCAAGAGAAGTGTTTAAGGAAGATTACCTTAAGAATCAAATTGATGAATTAGCTAGTCTTACATACTCTACTATCTATAAGTTGAAGTTTCTTAAGTAATGAAAGTATTTGACTTAAAAGATAATGAGGTAGTTATCTCACCTGAGATACTCACTATAGATATATTTAGTGAGATATGGAAAGAAGATAAATCTAAAACAAAAATTAATGCATATACAGATTTTAAGTTTATCTATCATTTATGTGATTTCAATTCTCCTTATAACAACTATTCAGAAGAAAAAAGAACAGAAGCCATTAAGGAAGAAGTACTCGGACAAAAGGACTATGAACCATCAGACAAGGTTAAACAAGCCTGCGAAATATATAAAAGGTTAAAACAGAGTCCTTTAGAGGTTTTACTTAATAGTGTTAAGAATAAGATATTTGAATTTTCTAGGTTTCTTGATGAAAGTGAAATAGATGCAGATAGTACTGCAGCTAGTTTAAAGATTATTGATTCTATGAGTAAGGTTGTATCACAGTATAAGAGTTTAGAGGCTGCAGTTAAGGCTGAAAAACAAGATACTGCTGTTAAGATTAGAGGTGATAAACAAGTAAATAGTGAATTTAACGAGTAATGTTAACTAATACAAAAGCATTTTTAGAAGCAAGACTTGTGTTTGAAAATACAGGTAATTATACAAAAGCATTACCTGGAACTTATCAATATAATGAGTTTTGGAAAGAAGAGAAAAGAAGGTGTATTGAAGGTGTTACTATTGGAAATACCACAATACCAGGTACTTATTACTTCTATTTGAATTATACAAGAATGCTTTTAAAGGATGAAAAGACAGGTAGAAAGACTGAAGGGTTTCCAAGGTTTACAGATGTGGATTTAGAGTTCTTTTCTTTAATAGAAAGAGCTAGACAGGAAAAGAAAGGGTTTATAATGGTTAAACCACGAAGAACTGGTTTTTCATATAAGAATGCAGCATTGGTTACACATGAGTATAACTTCTATAAGAATGCTAAATGTATTATCTCAGCTTATGAAAATAAGTATTCTGATAATACTATGGCAATGACTCTTAATAACTTAAACTTTCTAGATCAAGCTACTGTATGGTATAAACCTAGAAATCCTAATACACAAGATTTTGTCAAAGCAAGACATCTTAAAAAGATGGAAGATGGTAGAGATGTATGGGTAGGTTATCAGTCTGAAATTAAAAAGATTACATTTAAGGATAATCCATTTGCATCTGCTGGTTTATCTAGCTCTATATTCCTGTTTGAGGAAGCTGGTATATTTAGTAATATTATAGAGTCTTATAATATCTCTGAACCATGCTGGAAAGATGGTGATGATATGATAGGTTTACCTGTGATATATGGTACAGGTGGTGACATGGGTGGAGGTACTGCTGCATTCTCTGAAATGTACTATGATCCTGAAAGATTTAACCTACTTGCATTTCCTAATGAATGGGAAGCTGATAAAGGTAATCAAACTTGTGGGTGGTTTTTACCATCAACTAGACAGAGATTTGGTATATATACTGATAAAGAAACTAAAATTACTGAAAAGCTAGTAGATGATGATGGTAATTCTAATGAGAATGCTGCAATGAAATCTATATTAGCTTATAGAGAAACTAAAAAGGGTAATCCTCAAGCATATAGAGATGCAGTTACACAATATCCATTAACACCATCAGAAGCATTCTTAGTAACATCAGGAAATATGTTTCCTACTATGTTATTGAATGAAAGATTAGCTGATATTAAGGTTAATGTACAGAAGTATGTAGAAAGTAACTGGATTGGTAGCTTTGTAATGTCAGAAGAAGGTGAATTAAGGTTCCAAACTTTTGATAATGCACAGCCATTAAGAGATTATCCTATTAAAAGAAGACCTGATGATAATATTGTAGGGTGTGTAGAGATTTATGAACAGCCTCAAAAGGATAATGATGGTAAAGTTTTTCCAAGAAGGTATATTGTTGGTATTGACCCCTATGATGATGATCATGCAACTACAGATTCTGTAGGATGTGCATTTGTATTTGACAGGTTTACAAGAAGAGTTGTAGCTGAATACACAGGTAGACCACAATTAGCTAAAGATTTCTATGAAACTTGTAGAAAATTAATTATTTACTACAATGCATTAGGATTTCCAGAGATTAACAAGTTAGGTTTTGTTACATATATGGAGCATAAGAAGTCTTTGCATATGTTATCTGAAACTCCTGTACAACTTAGAGATAAAATTGAGTGGAAACCAAATTTAAATACAAGTTATGGGTATAAGGCTACTGAAAGAACAAATACATGGGGTAGAGAATTGATTAGAGAATGGTTATTAGAACCAATAGAGGCTAATTCTGAAGTGTTAAATGTTAATAGATTAAGGTCTACTGGCTTAATACAGGAGTTAATTAAGTGGAATAAAGATGGAAACTTTGATAGGGTTTCAGCCATGATTGCCGTATTGATTTTAGATGTAACTTTGAATAAGGAAATTATAAAGGCTGATTCTAAAAAAGCTAAAAGTTTTCTGGAGTCTGATTTCTTCAAAGAAAAAGGATTTCTAAAAGACAGTTATGACCCTTTAGAAGAGTTTAACAGCTATAAAGATAATGGACTGTTTTTTAACAATATGTTTGGTAGATAATTAAATTTGTAAAAAATGAATAATTTAGTAATACAAGTACCACAACAAGCTCTATCAGATTCACAAAAGAATTTAGAGTGGGCTAAAAAATGTATAGATGCTGGGGAAAATGTATTAATGTTTGACTCATCTGTTACTAGACAAACCTTTTATAATAAGAAGGTTAACTACAGATTGAGAAACAATATGTTAACAGATAAAGATATTCAAGCTATATGTGAACCATATGGTATTGAGTTTTCATCATTTCCCAAAAGTATTCAACATATAGGTTTAGGTAATTCAAAAATAAACACCCTTGTTGGTGAAGAAGCTAAAAGATTAACAAGATATCCTTTTAAAGCTTATATATCATCAGCAGATCAAATGGGTATTTCTTCTAAAGAAGAAGCAATTAGAGATCAATGGTATCAGAAACTGGTATCAATAGCACAAGCTAAAATGCAAGCTGCATTTCAAGGTCAAGAAGTTGATCCTCAAGTAATGGAAGAAGAAATGCAGAAAGAGTTAAGTAAGTTTGATAAATATTTAAAATATAACTTTCAAGATCTTAAAGAAATAACAGCTAACAAAATACTTAAATATGAGTATAAAAGGTTAAAAGTTGCTGATGTTTTCTTAAGAAGTTGGGAAGATTTTTTAATATCAGGTGAGGAAATTGTATGTATTGAAGAACTTGGAAATGATATTGTATTTAGAAAAGTAAACCCTTTATATCTATTTACTATTCAATCACCTGAAACTTATAAAATTGAAGATGCAGACTGGATTGTAGAATATACAATGATGTCTGTAGGTCAAGTTGTGGATATGTTTCATTTAGAACTAACTAAAGAACAAATTTCAAATCTTGAACAAAGTAAAGAGTACAATGCAATGAGAACTGGTGGTATTCAAATGGCTTACAACAGAGATATTACTGTTGAAGAAAGATTTGGATATACAGCAGGAGAGTTGTTTGTACCTAACCAAATTGCTACACATTATTTTGGTGGTGCTTATGACCAAAGAGGTAATGTTAGGGTAATGAGAGTTTGTTGGAGATCTAGAAGAAAGATTGGTAAAGTAAGTTATTATGATGAGTATGGTAGTCCACAAGAAAAGATTGTAGATGAATATTACAAGATTGATAAAGATGCAGGTGAAACTGTAGATTGGCTATGGATTAATGAATGGTGGGAAGGTACTAAAATTGCTAATGATATTTATGTAAAGATTAGACCTATTCCTTATCAGTCAAGAAGCATGAGTAACTTGTCTGAAAGTAAACCACCTTATGTAGGTGTATATTGTAATACTAATAATTCAAGAGTAATGTCATTCATGGATGTTATGAAACCTATGGATTATTTGTATGATATATTCTTCCATAGATTAAACCTAGCTATATCTAAGTATAAAGGTCCAATGTTGGCAATTAATACCAGCATGATTCCTTCAGAGTGGGATCCTCTCAAATGGTTACAGTATGCTGAAGCCACCAATGTAATGTTTATGGATCCTACTAATGAAGTACTTAAAGGACCACTTCAAGGTAAATCAGCAGGTACATACAATCAGTTAGCTGCAACAGGTATTAATCTTGAAATGGGTAACTATATTAATCAGCATGTACAGTTACTATCATTTGTTAAACAACAACTTGATTTGATTTCAGGTGTTAATGAATACAGACAAGGTGATGTTAAAGGTGATGCTAATGTAGGTACATCTAATATGGGATGGACAGCATCTAACTCAATGACTGAAAAGTATTTTGCATTACATAACTCATTTAAAAGAGATTGTATGCAAAGATTATTAGAAGTTGCTAAATATGTATGGAAACAAAATCCACATAAAGCACAGTTTGTATTAGATGATATGGGTGCTGAAATTGTAAGTTATTATGATGAGTTTTCAGAATCAGAATATGATATTCATATAGATGATGGACCAAACACACAAGAACTTATGCAAGCACTTAATCAACTTGCACATGCAGGTATGCAGACTGGTCAGATTAAGTTTAGAGATCTTATTGAGATTTACAAGAAAGATAGTATATCTGCACTTGCTAGATATTTAGAAGAAGCTCAAGATAAGATTACTCAAGAGCAACAACAAATGCAGCAAATGCAACAAGAATCTCAAGAGAGAATGGCAGCTCAAGCAGTTGAACTTAAAGCTCAAGAACTACAACTTGAAATGGAGAAACTTAATAGAGAAGATATTAATAGACAATTAGATAGAGAAAACAAGATTCAATTGGAAACTATTAGAGCTATGAGTTATGCTCAAGATCAAGATGTTAATCAGAATATGGTTCCTGATGTATTAGAACAAAGTAAACTTGCATTAGAACAACAAAAAGCAACTTATCAGCAAATTCAGAAAGAAAAAGAAATTAGAATGAAGGATCAACTTGAGCAAAGAAAAGTTCAAATTGAGAAAGAAAAAATCTCTTTAAAAGAGAAAGAAATAGAAGCTAAGAAAGAGATTGAAAAAATGAAATCTGAAACTGCATTAAAAGTTGCAAAAGAAAATAAGAATAAATATGATAAAAAATAAGCTATAATGAAATGATGGCTTATTTGGTTAATAAACAATTATTAATAATAATTTTGTAAGAATAATATGAAAACAAGTAAATTTTACAGTCCAGATTTTGGAACTCCTGAAGGAGATGGTATGGAAGTTATAGATAACTCTTCAGACAAAAATCTGGTAAAAGAAACAGCAGAAACAAATGACTTTGACTTTGATTCAGAATTATCAAATCTAATTAATGATTCATCAGATGAAGATGTTGATACTAGTCCAGAGAAAGCAGCAAAAGACTTTACTCCACCTACTAGTGAAACACCAGATACTACTTCTAATGATGATGAGCCGTTATACAAAGTGTTAGCTGAACAGCTAAAAACTGAAGGATTATTTGATGAAGAAGATTTTGAAGAGGATGATGATTTTAAATTTGATGGTACTCCTGATAGTTTTAAAGCATTAATGGAAAGACGTGACTTCAAAAGAGGTGTAAAAATCTTTGAAGACATTGTATCAGAAATGCCAAATAAAATGCGTAAGCAGTTTCAACTGTTTATGGATGGTCTAGATGAAGATTCTTCACTAGAAATTGGAAGTAAAGTTATTGATTATGCTTCAGTAACTAAAGATGATTTAGATTCTAATCCTCAAAAAGCAGAACAACTTTATAGAGAACTTCTTAGAACTAAAGGTTTTTCTCAAGAAAAAATTAACAAATATGTTGAGAGAGCTAAAGACCTTGATGAGTTATCAGAAGAAGGATATGAAGCTGCACAAATTTTAAATCAAGAAGTTCAAAAACAAATTCAGTATAAAAAACAAGAAGAACAGTATATTGCACAACAAAGACAACATGAAGCTCAAAAAAGACTTCAAGCTTTAAAATATACTATTAATCAAACTCCTGAAATTTTTAAAGGAGTTCCACTTACTGATAAAATGAAAGAGCAACTGTATAAGTCCATGACAGAAACAGTAGCTTATGATGAAAATAAACAACCATTAAATAAAGTAGCTGCTTTGTCAAGAAAAAATCCAGAGGCATTTAGAATGCAACTGCATTATTTGACAGAACTAGGTTTATTTAATACAGATGAAAAAGGAAACTTAAAACCTGACTTGACTAAAATTATGCGTCTAGCGGAAACTAAAGTTTCTAGATCAATTGAAGATAGACTTAAAAAAGCAGCATTTAAATCAGGCTCTAACTTAAGTAATACACTTAATGATAAAGAGGTTGATGTATTAACAAATCTTGAGAATTTCCTTAAAAATAAATAATAAATTATGCAATTATTTCAACTACAAAAATACGCAGCCAAAGACTACAATGGTCTTGTGACTGCAAATAACTTGGGTGCTCTCTATATGAAGCGTCCTCAGCTTGTAACTAACACCATTCATCAAATCTTCAGAACTAACTTGAAGAATGCGATGTTTGATTTCCTCAATCAGTTCCCTACTGTAGAAGTTGAAGAAAATAACTTCTATGAGTGGATGCTCCAAGGTCAACATGAAAAAAATATTCCTTTGCTAGAAGCTTATGATGCTAATGGTACATCTGCTGCAGATGCAGGTGAACTAGGTGCAGGTATTGCTTCTTTCTTTATGGTATATGGTGAAGAGTATTTTGAGCCAGATAACATTCTTAAAGGTAACAAAGCAGAATACCTTTTAAGAGTTCTTTCTGTTAAACCTAAAGGTACTAACTTTGAATATGAAGTAGAACTTCTTACTTCAGATCCATCACTTTCTGTACCTGCAGAAGAACTTGAAGCTGGTTCACGTTGGGCTAAGTTTTTCAACGTAGCTCCTTCAACTCTTTCTAACAGAGGTCAGAAGCCTAACTTTACTTCACCTTTCAGAATGAGAAACCGCATTACAATGCAGCGTTTTGAATATGAAGTTCCAGGTAACATGATTAACGAAGGTAAAAACTATCCTTTGGAATTCACTTTCCCAGGTGTAGATGGTAAGCAAGAGCGTGTTTGGATTAACTATCTTGATATGGTAGCTATGTACCAAGCAGAAGTTGCTAACGTAGTTATGCACTTCTATGGTCTACATAACTTCACTGACAAAGATCTTTTCTTGAACAAAGATGCTTCAGGAAAATATCCTTTGGAATCAGGTGCAGGTTTGTTTGAACAAATTGCTCCTTCTAACATTCATTACTACTCAACTCTAGATCTTGACTTCTTAACTGAAGTATTCTTGGATCTTTCAATTGGTAGAATTGACATGGGTAACAGGGTTGTTACTTTGTGTACTGGTGAATATGGTCTTCGTGATTTCCACGCAGCTGTACTTGCTAAAGGTGGTACTGAACTTCTAATCGGTGCTGGTGGTCCTGGACGTTCTGTGGATACTACTGTATTCAAAGAAGGTGCTAAACATCTTACAGGTATTCCTAAGTCATTATCTGCAGGATTCCAGTTTACTAAATACTACTCAATCAATGGTATTACATTTGAATTAATGTACTGTCCAATGTTTGATGATAAAGTATTGTTCCCTGAAGTTCACCCACTTGGTGGTACTACTGAATCTCGCAGATTTGTTGCTATGGATTTTGGTGGTGAATCAGGTATCAAGAGAGTATCTGTAAAAGGTCAACCTTCAGTATTCCGTTATATCCCAGGTATGCGTGATCCTTTCACTCCTGCAGGAAAAGGTTCTCCATCACTTGCTGTATCTAGATCAGATGGATATGAAATCCACAGAATGATGTGGGGTGGAATGATGATTACTGACCCAACTAAAGTAGTAGATTTCCGTTATAATCTAGTATAATAAACCAAATAAAGGGGGAGTGAAATATCTCCCCCATTATTTATAACTTTGCAAAAAATAAGAATTATGGCTAAAAAGACAATTGAACAAGTAGAAACAGAACAGTTGGAAAACTTTCTAATAGATAAAGTAGTAAAAGTAGTACCTATTGTAAGACCTAATAGTTGGTCTTATAAATACCAAATTACTGAGGATGGTAAAGATAAAACCAATGGTGCTTATCAGTTTAATACTGCTATCACATATTTATCAGTTCCCATTAGTAAAAGGAATGGTCTTATTATTAGACCACTTGACAATATTAAAAAGGTAAAAACTATTCAGTTTCCTGATGAAGAAATTACAGAACAAGAATTCTTTGAAAGAATGTTAGGTTTAAATAAAGGTGAACTTGACACTAACAAGAAAAGAACAGATGAAAAAGGTAATACTTACCCTGATACTTTCTGGCAAAAACTTGGAACTGTGAAACTAAAGAATGAAGCTAATGTATTGGATTTATCTAATCCAATGGATATGATTAAGTATAAAGTTCTAATGCTTAATAAAAATGTTGTAGCTCCATCTCCTACTGAAAAGAACAAAAAGCGTACTTACAGATTTATGATTGTAGATCAAGAAGTAGCTGAAGTTCAAGAAAAACAAGAACTAAATACAAAACTAGAAGCATTCTCTTGGTTTGCTAGAATTAAAGCAGATATTGAACAACTTAAAGAAGTAATGTGGTTATATGATTCAAGAATTACTAACACTACAAACTATGATTATGTGTTTGCTTATGTGGGTAAGATTGTTAATGATTCACCTACAAACTTCCTTAAACTAGTTCAAGATACTCATAAAGATTCTAAACTACTTTTAATGAGAGCAGTTAAAGCAGGTGCACTAGTTGTTAGTAAAGAAAAAACATATCAATTCTTAGATGGTAAAGATATTGGTCCTCAATTACAAGCTATTAAGTGGATTGAAGATCCTGAAAACTTTGCTATTGTAGAAAGACTAAAAGAGCAATCAGGATATGACAGCTAACCAAATGTGGGAAAATGTACTAGTGACTTATGATGCACTTTATTCACAAAGTGCACCTGGGTTTGTTGATCCTGAAGCTAGTATACTTTTAACTAAAGCACAATGGTACTATATTCTTCAAAGGTTGAACCCTAAGAGTAACAGAAATATGGAAGGGTTTGAAGAAACTGAAATAAGAATCCAAGGTTTATCAGCTTTAGTAAAGGACTCTCAAGAGTCTACTACTCCTCCCACAACTAATGGTGTCAATCAAGTAGGTGCATTGCCTGGAGAAACTCTCTGGGCATTGCCTACTGATTTTATGCTTCCTATATATGAATCTTGTACTACAAATATTCCTATGTGTGGAACTACTAATATGTATGACAGAATAATGATTGTTCCAATTACACATGATGAGTATAATTTAGGTTATGCTAATCCTTATAAAAAACCATATTGTAATGGTGATGAAGGTATTGTGTGGAGACTAGAACATGGTAAAAAAACTGTCAACAATGTTGAGAGAAAAATACATGGAATTATTACTGATGGAGTATTTAATGTAACTCAATATTATTTGAGATATTTAAAATACCCAAGTGATATAGTAGTAAACTTAAATACACCATCATCACAAGTTAATTGTGAATTAGATCCTCTAACTCATCAAGGAATTTGTGATATTGCTGTAAAATTACTGTCTGCTGCAGTAAGAGAACAAATACCAATTAACCAACTCACAGCAGATGTTTTGGAATAAAAAAAATAATATATTTGTAAAACAAAAATTAACAACAATTTAACATTTTAAAAAAATGGCTTTAGATTCAAAAAATAATATCAAGAGTGTATTTATTGTACCTGATTTGGCAGTGACCACAGCTACAAAAATGACTCCTGGTGCAGCTGCTACTGGAACTGTAGTAGTAACAGATGTTAGTAACAATGTACTTAATTCTAGTAATGTTAATGATTACTCTACAATTAAGATTGTAAAAGATCGTGGTGCTAATCTTCCACTTCAACAAGTAAGATTAAACATTGCTGATATAATTGCATATTCTGCTGCTTGTTACCAAGCTGCTACTGAACAAACATCTTTTATTGGTTACAATGGTACTACAGGTTCAATTGCTACTAACAATGATACTTTCTATGAAATTAAACTTGAGCATGTACCTAACTCATTTGCTTATGGTAAGCGTCCTGCTAACTACAAGTATGGTACTTATAAATCAGATGGATCTGCTACTGAAGAAGAAATTGCTACAGGTCTTGTAAAATCTTTAATTCAAAACTTTAAACCAAATAGAACTACTGATTGGAGAGTATTTTCATCAACAGTAAATGGTAGTACAAGTACTGCTGCAATTGATACTGACATTGTAGATTTAAAAGTAACTAAATATTCAAAAGCTGTTACAATAACAACTACTGGTCCTGCTGCTATTACTTCAGGAACATATCTTAGATTTGGATCATCTGCAACTAATACTTCTATTTATAAAGTAGTTACTGGATTTTCTGGTGTTGCAGGTACATATACTATTATTTTAGATTATGCTTTTCAAGGAGAAAGTGCAACTTATCTTGATACACAAGTATTTAGTGTTACTCCTACTACTAATAATTGGGGTATTAAGATTGAAGGTATCAAACAAAAGTATGATGTTAATCGTTGGAGACAGTATGACAAAGTTAGATTTAATCCGTTTATTAATGATGCATTTGTAAGTGGTACTGTAACAACTCCTGTTACAACTACTGCTGCATTTGATGGTGTAGGTGTTTATGAGCAAGCTGCTAATGATGAATACATTTCTTGGGGTGATGAAGGTCAGGTATTTGTAGACCAAGTTCCACCATTGTTCCGTGAGCAAGATGCTGATCCTAATGGTACATATGATGTAGCTATATTAGGATGGTTAAACAAGCTTCCTTCACTCATTGGTGCTGGTGAAAACAAGGGTTCTGCAATTTTCTACATTGAAGATTCTTGTAATAATCAAGGTGCAGATATTTTAACTACTCTTGATACTTGGGTAGCTGGTGCAGGATTTAAACCAGTTTCAGGTACTTGCGATTGCGGTTAATCCAATTAACAACCTAAACAGAGATAGTGAAGGACCTAGTTTTAGAACTTGGTTTTTCACTATTTTTGTTTAAATAAAATTTTATATACAAATGGCATTTATACCAACAATATCAGCATGTCTTGTAGATTGTACTAAAATCGTCATTACAGATACTACTAGTTTTTATAACTCTACTACAAATCCTTATGGTTGGAATGATAATAGTACATTATGGAGAACTAATGCAGGTTCACCATATGTAACTGATGCAACTATATCTATATCATTTAATGATCAACCTGTAGTTACTACTTCTGTATTGGGAAATATACAATCTGCAGTTTTTCCATCTTTTGATTTATATGAGTATTTACCTCTTACTTCAGCAGGTACTTATGCTCTTCAAGATGGATATTATAATATAGTTTACAGTATTACAGATAATAATGATAATGTTTATCAAACTGAAACACAATTTATGGTCTATTGTAATGTAGCATGTTGTGTATCTAAACTTGCAGCTAAAGTAGCTCAAGAATTATTATGTAATGATTGTGATTCTCAAGCTTATGATGATTTTTTAATTGCTGATGGTATATTGCAAGCATTAAAAGCTGTAGCAGAATCTAAAGGAACTGCTGAATTTACTAAACTATTAACAAAACTTCAAAGACTATGTAATCAAACTACAGGTGACTGTGGTTGTGGTTGCAATTAAAAAACTAAAATAATATGTGTTCATGTTCAGGCAATTGTAATTGCAACTCAGCAACAATACCAAGAGGACCTCAAGGAGTTCCAGGACCACAAGGAGATAGTGGAACTGCTGCTACTATATCAATAGGAAATGTAAATACTGGTTCACCTGCAGCAGTAACTAATTCAGGTACTCAAAATGCTGCAATATTTGATTTTATAATACCACAAGGAGATCCTGGTTCTGTATGGTATAATGGTGCAGTTGCACCAACTACATTATATAATGATGGTGATTATTATTTAAATACTTCTAATGGTGATTATTATGAACAACAATCAGGTGCTTGGGTTTTTATTGGAAATTTAACAGGACCTGCAGGTTTAAATGGTACTTTTTTAGTTTATTCTACTGGAAACTCTGCACCTACAACTACTACTGGATTTTGGGTAACTTTGTATACTGCTACAATAAATGGTTCTGATTTATGTGAAAATAATTTAGATATTGGTAAAGTTACATCAAGTGTTTTAGCTTATCAAACAAATAATACATCACTTGCTGGACTTGGAGTTTCTTCAACAGCTAAATTTATATTTGAAATAAATGGAGTTGATGTTGCTAATACACAAGGAGTTTATTTACAACAACCAATTATAGAAATTGATGAAACTGCTAATTCTAGGTCATATGCTAATTTACAATTAGATATTATTAGATTAACAAGTACATCTGCAAATTATATAGTAAAATGTATTGGTAATGGTTCAAATGTACCAACTACAGTTGTTTATGAACCTACAAATACTATAACAATTGATTTTACAACAACAGTTACTATAAAATTAAAAGTATTTTTGACTCAAAATTCTCCTGCAGCAAATGTTTTTACTCAAGGTAAAATGTTTTATATTGAAAAATTAAAAAATTAAATCAAATGGAAAAATATATATTATATAATATAACAACATCAGGAGGAACTTTAAATGTTGGAACTGGTAGTTTTATTTTAGTAAATAGTTCTACAACAATAGCTTTAACATCATCATTTTCTATAGTACCAATAGTACCATTATTTCCTTTTGTAAAAACAACAATTAGATGGCAAGCTAATGTATTATTAAATGGATTTACAGTAACTATTGGTGGTATACAATTACCTCAAGATCAAATAAATCAACCTGGAACATTTGAATTAATGTATGATGGTTCAGGATATACATTACAATATTTTCCTGATTTTAGTGAAAGACCACAAGAAGTTTTTGGAGTAACTACAGTTAATGTACCTTCAATTGGTGGTACACTTGTAATAAGTCCAGGTGAAGATAAAAGAACATATGTGTTAACTGCAAGTCCAGCTGTTACTTTATCATCTAATTATACAGTTAGTGGTTCTACAACAACAGGTACACCACCATTAAGTGTTACTGATGGTTCATCAATAAGAGTAGTTATATCAGGTGGTATTACAATAGGCTCAAATACATTTACTGTATTTGGACATAGTATATCAGCTTATGATTGTTTAAATGGTGGAGTAGAAGTATACGCTGAATATAATGCTACTACATCATCATATGTATCAACTTATATTAATAAAAATGTACCATTAGAAAAATTAGATACTACAGGTTTAGGATCTGGTGATGATGGTAAAGTTGTTACATATGATAATTCTATAAAGGAGTTTGTAGCATCATATTTATCATTAAATAATTTTGGAGTTAATTTTAAAGGAATAAATTTTACTGAAACTTACATTACTTCAGGACAATTATTAACTTCTAATACAACTCCAATTACATTACTTCCTGCATCAGGTTCATTAACAGAAGTTGAAGTTCCTATAATGTTTGTATTAAGATATAAGTATGGTTCAACAGCATATACTACAAATACTACAATTGATATTGAATATACTGGACCTGCTGCAACAGAATTAGTTGCATCAAAAAACTGTTTAGGATTTACTGTAACAGGTATTGATTTTCTTCCACCTGCATCTGTAGGTACTCCTCATGTTAGAATTACTCCTAATTATTCTCTTCAACTTTCTACAAGAACAGGTGATCCTCTTGCAGGAGATGGAGATTTAATTGTATACACTTATTCAATAACACTTAATATATAAAACTATGGCATGTTATAATTCAGAATTACCAATAGGTCCTCCAGGACCACAAGGGCCTCCTGGTCCTTCAGGAATAAGTACAATTAATGTACAACAAGCTGCACCAACAACAACTAATGATGTATCTGAAGGATATGTAGTAGGTTCTACTTGGTTTGATGAAACTACAAGTAACTTTTATATATGTTCAGATAATACATTAAATGCTGCAGTATGGGATTTAATTGGTGGATTATCTGGTTCATGGACAGGTACTATTACAGGACCTAGTGGTGCAACATTTATACCTAATACAGGTAGATACAGTGTAGTTGGTAACGTTGTCACATGTACTTGTAGAATTCAAATTATTTTTTCAGGAATTAGTTCTTTAAGTTATAATTTAAGTTTACCAATACCTCCTCCTTCAGTATTTAATGATAATTTACAATTATGTGGAGTTGGTGGTTTGTTAAATTATAGTGGTACTCAAACACCAATAAAAATGTCTGCAGAAAGTCAACCTGGAGGATTTAATGCTTATGTATATTTTGAAACAGCTGCAATAAATTCAGATACTTTTACATATAATTTAATGATTCAATATACAATATGATACTAACACCATTAAAAATACAGACTGCTATTATTAAAGCTTATTATAATTTAGCTTTAAAAACAATTAAGTATTACGGAGGTTTAGCAATAGGTATAAACAATGAATGTCTTTTAAAACAAGCAAGACTACTTAGAAAGTATGTAGAAATACTAAAAAACTTTAATATAGTGGGTTCTACAATTACTTGTAGTTGTTGTGTTGAAGGAGAATATACTGTATTGTTAAATGATTTATCAGAATTAACTGAAGCTAAAATTCAGTTTAATTGTGATGATACTGGTGGTATGTATTTTAATAGTATTAATTATCCTTTTACTTATTATTATGATAGTAATAATAAAAAGATTGTAATTAAATTTTCAACACTTATAGATCCAAGTACAACATTACCTTATGTTTTAACATTAGATGATGTTAATTTTACATCAGATTGTAGTTTTACACCTGGTACTATATCACCTATTGAAGAAGCACTTGTTGAAGAAGTAACAGGTATTCCTGTAACAATAGATAATTTTTATGGTACTTGGGATGGTAATATTACAGTATACACACCTCCTCCTGCTTCAACAATGTTACATACATTAACAATACCTGTAGCTATTATAGATGATCCTGAAGCTATAGTTAATCATTGGAATACTAATGGTCCTACAGATTGGATATTGTTTTATGATGGTACTCAGTATACAATGATAACTCCTTTTGATGGAACTAATTATAGTGGATATGTAGTTGAATTTAATCAGTATGAAGGTGGAGTTGATTCTACAATTAATACAACATTCATTCCTCAGAATTTTGTACCTACAGGTACAAGAGCTAGTATAGATGTTGATATAGCTAATACATTTATAGGTGGTAAACAAGCACAAGCTTTAATAACTTCTGGACCACCACAACCATTTATTACAAGTAATACACCTGCTCATGTAGATATATTAATTCCAAGTAATAGTTTTAGTACTAATCATGTAAAAGCTTCTATGACTATTGAAGTAGAAGATGAAGCAATGTTTGGTACATTAAATCCATCAAATAAATCTTTTTGGTATAGTTGTTTAAATTGTGTACCAGTTAATGCTGTTACAATGTTTACTCATGTAGGACCATATGCTAATCCTGCAGCATTAGTTACTGATTTTAATAATAACAACGGTAATGGTTTTGTAATGACTTATGTAGGACCATCAACTAATGTTGGATATTCTTTATTTGAAATAGAAAGTCCTTTAAACACTCAAGATTATAATGGAAATCATATTACTATAATTTACACTGGAGCAACACCTCCTTATATTAATGAAGTTGGTATATTTTCAGGAGGTGTATTACCAAAACCAGTAGATGTAACTGTAACTGATACAACAAATGGTGTTATATATAATATAACATCTCCACCATTTAATTCTGTGCAAGATTTTGTTACTGATTTTAATAATACCAACGCTTTTGGTTATTCAGCTTCAATTATACTTGCACCAATTACTAATACATTAATAAGAATAGAAGCACCTTCAACAACAGGATCTGCATTTAATGGAACTACATTAACTTACTCTACAACAGGACCTACTTATTCTACAAGTGATACATATTCAGGTGGTATTGATGATACAACTTGTTTTTATACATTATTTATAACAGATAATGTAAATCCTCCATTAAGTATAACTAATGGAGTTTATACAAATTATTCATCGTTTGCTGATATAGCAGCTGATATTAATTCTAATCCTATAAATGTTAATCCACCTTTTGGATTTAATGTATCTGTTTCAAATAATCAAATGTTAATAGTATATCCTTCACCATTTACATTACCAGAATCATTAGTTTGTAGTACATATAATAATTATACTTTTCAATTATATATAGGTTATCAAAGTAATGATTATTCAGATTGGTTTAGTCCTTCTGCAGTTATGACTGGAGGTATTGATGCTAATTCAAAACAGTTTGAAATAAGTGATAGTGCAGTTGGTACTATATTTTTAAAACCTTTAGATAGTTATAATTATCCAAATGGTTCAGAAATACAAAATGGTCTTGTACCAGATTTTAATGCCAATAACCCTTTTAATTATACTGCACAATATATAGGACCTGGTGCAATTATTCCACCACAACCATCAATTTCATCTAATAATTTTATTACTGAATTAACTACTGCAACTATTTCTAATGGTGAAGAAATAAGAGCATATATAGATAATACATATATAGGAAAATATCAAGCACCTGCTAGTGGAGTTTTACCTTCTTATAATCAAATGATATTAAATCTTAAAAATGATATTGCATCACTTAATCCTTTAGGATTATCATCAATAAGTTCTTCACCTACTATAAATCCAACAACAATTACATTAGTTTCTCCTACAGGTCAAGAAGTTGCTTATAATAATAAATTATTTAAAATACAAAAGCATACATATGTTTCTGCAACAAATATATTAACATTTGGAAATGTGGCAACATTTACTCATTTTCAATTATCTATATCAGGTTTAGGAACTATAGCTGATGTTCAAATAAACAGTGCTATAACACCTTCAATACTTGCAACAATTGTTGCTCTTAATATTAATAATTCTGGAACAGGATTAACTGCAACAAAAGTTGGTAGTGTAGTAACAGTAACTGCTCCTCCATTTACAGGAGGATCGTTTAACGGTGTTCCTATTAGAATAACTACAATTAATACTCCACCATATAATGCAGGTAGTGTTGTAATAAATAGTACTACATATCTAACAACTGCTAATTGGGCTGATTCTCCTATTACTGGTGCTATTTTTGCAGGAGGACAAAGTTTTCCACCTACGTTAATTAAACAAATACCATTTACAGGTGGAGTAAATCAAATAACTACCTCAAAAGTTAGATTTAGATCACCATTACAACCAACAACTTCTCCACAATATGGAACAGGTAATTGGGCATATAATTCTCAATTTTTATCATATAATTATAATTTTGGAGATTATGTATTTAATGGTGTTTATTCAGGTGGTATAGATCCTACTGTAGGAAAACTTAAAGTAGAAGTTTTAACTTCAGGTTTAAATCCTTTACCACCTCCCTTAATTTCAAACTTATATACTGATTCAACTCCTCAAAACTATTTAAGTAGACAATTGTTAGTTAATATATTTAATAATACAAATTCATTTCCAAATAACTTTCAAATTAATTTACTTAATCCATCAAGTTCTGTTTGTACTATACAATCACCACCTACTAGTTTTGATTATTTTAATACTCACGTATTTAGATATTCTTATGAATATGTATCTTCACAATCTATAGGTGGTCAATATGCAGATTATGTAGATGTAACTACAACATTTAGTGGTGGTGTAGATCCTGTATTAACTCCATATGAAGGTGAATTTCAATCAGGTGATATTGGTACATTTGTAACAGATAATCCTTGTGAACCTGTAGTTGTAGAACAAGAATGTTTATCTAACAATGATATAATTAGTATTATTAAGCATATAGATAAAATAGTAAGATAATATGCCATTTTTTGGAAACAAAAGAAAAGACTTTAGTATTCAACCTCCTACACAGCAGGTTAATGCTACTCCTTTCTTTGTAACAGATAGTGCTAATATTGATTTTACTTTAAGTAATTTAAATCTAACAGCAAACCTAACCTTAACAGGTGTTATAGCAGGAACTTATGGTAGCAGTACTCAAGTTCCTGTTTTACAAATAGATCAATGGGGTAGAATAACAGGAGTTACTTTACAAACTATATCTTCTTCAGGATTAGCATTAGAAACTAATGGTACACCTAATGGTGATCAAACACTATTAAATCTTGTTGCAGGTACTAATATGACTATAACTGATGATGGTTTAGGTAACATTACTTTTGATGCAACTGGTGGTGGAGGTTCAGGAACTGTAACTTCTGTTGGTGTTACTGCAAGTACAGGTATATCTGCATCAGTTACTAATCCTACAACTACACCTAATATTACAATAACTAATACTGCTCCTGACCAAACTGTAGTTTTAAATAGTGGAACTGGTATTAGCACTTCTGGAACTTATCCAAGTTTTACTATTACTAACACTTTGCCAGACCAAACTGTATCATTAACTGCAGGAACAGGTATTGGTATTTCAGGAACATATCCAAGTTTTACTATAAGTTCTACAGTAACTGGTGGAATACCTAAAGGAACTGCATCAGGTACTGACACATATACTACAACTATAAGCGGTGTTACATCTTATAATGATGGAGATGCATATCTTATTAGGTTTACTAATGGGAATACTACAGGATGTACTTTAAACATAAACTCATTAGGAGCAAGAACACTTTACAGAAACAATGATGGTGCATTAATAGGTGGAGATATAATATCAGGAGCAGAAATGCTTTGTGTTTATAATTCTACGTTAAATGGATTTCAGACTATTGGTACAGCTCCTAATACGCTTCTTGGTTATGTTACTAATGATGATTCTGTAACCATAACAAAAGGTCAAGTTGTTTATGCTTTTGGTGGCCAAGGAGATAGAATGACTGTCAAGTTAGCTAATAATACATCTGATGCTACATCAGCAAGAACAGTAGGTGTTGTATTGTCTACATCAATAGCTGCAAATCAAAAAGGGCTTATAATGATGCAAGGATTGTTGGATGGGTTAAATATACTTCCAACAGCAACTTGGTCTGATGGTGATCCTGTATACTTAGGGGCAACAGCAGGGTCTATTACAAAAGTAAAACCATATGCTCCAAATCACTTAGTTTATGTTGGAATAGTTACTACAGCGAGTAATGGTTCAGCAGGTAGAATGTATGTAAATATTCAGAATGGCTATGAGCTTGATGAACTGCATAATGTACAAGCACAATCACCAAGTCTTAATGATACTCTGTATTATGACAGCACTGTTTCTCCTGGTCAATGGAAGACAACAAGTGTAAATACACTACTTAATACAAGCATTAAAACAGGCTCTTGCGGTGTTACATTTGATGGAGGAGGACAAGTTATACAAACTAAAACTGCATATGTTCAAGTTCCTTATAACGGAACACTAACAAGTTGGACATTAGTAGCAGATGTATCAGGTAGCTGTACTATAACAGTTTTTAAAGATACATATGCTAACTATCCACCTACAACAACAGCAGATGATGTATATGTAACAGCACCTTCACTATCTTCTCAACAAAAAAATCAAAACCTAACTCCTACTTATATTGGTTCTCAAGCAACAGTAACAGCAGGTGATTACATAGGGTTTACTATATCTGCTATTACTACTATTACTTGGGCTAACTTAACAATACAAATAACAAAGACATGACATATAAAATTATATCTACACGTACAACACCTGATGGTGTTTTATTTGCAACTGTTGAATACAAATTTGATGGAGATATTTATACAGCAGAGATTCCTATTCCTGTTCCATTGAATGAACAACAAATAACTGAAAGCATTGTAAATCACGGAAAAAGTGAGCAATGGAGAAGAGAGGCAATTGCTAATCTACCTAATATAGTTGCTTCACTACCATTAAATCAAGAAATAGTTATTGAGTAATGGCTTTAAGGTATTGGGTAGGAGGAACAGCTAATTGGGATGGAACAGCAGGTACTAAATGGTCTGCTACATCTGGTGGTGCAGGAGGGGCTTCTGTTCCAACAGTAGCTGATGATGTGTTTTTTGATGCTAATTCTGGTACTGGCATAGTAACTCTTACTGCAGCTGCTAATGTTTTAACCATAGATTTTACAGGTTATACAGGAACATTTACATTTGGAGCAAACCTTACTTGTGGAAATACAACATTAGGTGCAGCTACTACTTATAGTACAAATGCTACAGTCACATCTTATAGTTTTTTGCCAAGAAATGTTAATTTAACTTTCACAGCAAATGGGAAAATATTGCCAGTAAATTTGAATACTGGTAATATGGGTGGAGGTAATACATTAACCTTTGCTGGAAATGCAGATTTTCAAGGTAATTTAATAACTAACACATCTACGCATAATTTTAAAGCTGCTACAGGAACTACAATTGATTTAAGGATAGGAGGTAATATTGATATTAGAGCTGTCCTTACTAATGCAACAGACCATGTTACCATCAAAGGATATGGTACTTCAAAGACATTTATTGCAACAGGTGGTATTGCTACTAATTTAAGAGTTTCATTTGTTTCTGGCAGTACATATACAACTTCTGGAAGTGGAAACATTTCATCAGGAAATCATTTCTTTACGGTAGAATCTGGTGGACAATTTACTGCTGTTTCTACACATACATTTAGTAATGGAGGAACATTAACGCTATCAGGATTTAATGCTTCAAATAATTCAGACTTCATAGCTTATGTGCAAGGAACATTGTCGTTAGCAACAGATACTGTTATTAAATCATTCATAAGAATTGATGGTACAATGGTTATCACATCAACAGGTGGTTCAAGATTATTATTGGAAGGAAATTGGAATCATTCAAGTACATCAAACTGCACAATAGATATATTAGAATTTAGTGGTACAACAACAAGTACAGTAACAACTTGGACAAATACTACAAATATTCAAGTTAAGAGTTTGACAATTAATAAAACAGGTGGTGGTAGTGTAGTTTTTAATCCTGCTAATCCATTATATCCATTTAGATTGTTTATTCCATCAGGATCAACATATTCATGGACACATACATCTGGTACTGTTACTCAAAGCAGTACATCTGTAATATTTATAAGTGGAAATGCTGTTACTTCACAACTTAACTATTCATGTGCAGTTCCTTCTTTTAAGTTTTCTTATTTAGAAATAAATACAGGAACATTAAATTTAAGTTCAACACTAAACTGTGCATTACTTAGATTATCGCTTTCATCAACTACATCATTTACATCTCCAACAACATTTGGATTTACAGTAGATAGACTTCAAGCAATTAATACATCAAGTGCCTTAAGAAATATTACATTAAAATCAGCAGTAACTTATAGCATATTGAATGATTTACTTATGCTTGGTGGAGGTCCTTTTGGTTCTATATTATTAAATGCATCAACAGCTCCAACTAAAGCAATATTTAATTTAGAAAATACAGCTCAACAGCAGGTTGAATATGTTAGTCCAACAAACATAGACTCATCAGGTAACAATGGTGTTGGTAGTCCAATAAAACAGACTATTTATACTTTTAATGGAACCGTTACAACTACCTTCAATTGGGGAACGGGTATAGCTCCTGTACCTTCAACTGCTGCTACTGTTGGATATACCTTTGTAAATTAATTAACTATGACTAAAATAACTAAAACAAGTAAAAAGGGTGTAGACCTTATTAAAAAGTATGAAGGATTTAGATCTAAACCATACCTCTGTCCTGCTAATGTAGCTACAATTGGTTTTGGTGCAACATTCTATCCTGATGGTACTAAAGTTAAATTAACTGATGATCCAATAAATGAAGCTGTTGCTGAGGTTATTCTAAAGAAACATTTAGAAAAATTTGAGCAATATGTAGATAGTTATTGTACAGATAAACTTAATCAAAATCAATTTGATGCATTAGTATCTTTTTGCTTTAATCTGGGTCCAGCTAATCTTAAAGCTAGTACATTATTAAAGAAAATAAATGCTAATCCAAATGATCCTACTATAAAAACTGAGTTTATGAAGTGGGTAAAAGCAGGTGGTAAAACTCTTAAAGGTCTAGTTAGAAGAAGAGAAGAAGAAGCAAGTTTGTACTTTAGTTAGTATATTTGTATATATGATTAGGTATATTTTAATTATACTACTTATATATACTAAAGTATATTCACAAGGTTCTAATACTTGTACAGGTGCTGCAGCTAATCCTGTAACTCTACCATTTTTTACTAATAATCAAACTACTTGTGGTGATTTAAATGATTATACAGGAAGTAATCCCTGTATATTTACTGCTACAGGTAATTATTATGGTGGACAAGATTGGTTATATAGTTTTGTTCCACTTCAAGATGGTTATATAAATATTGTTCTTAATGATGTACAACCAGCTACAAATACATATCCAACACTTGTATTATCAAGTGCATGTCCTGGAACTGCAGGAGCATGTATGGGATTTTCACTTTACAATACTGCAACTAGTAATGCATCTATAGTTGAATATGTACAAGGAGGACAAACTTATTTTGTTTTAGTAGATACTTATGTTTGGGGAAACATATTCTCAAACTGTTATCAATTTGATTTAAATATTCAATTTACTCCTGTACCAGTTCAACCTGCCTGTACTAATATTGGATTTAATAATAACAATTTTACAGGATGGTTTGGTACAACAGGTTTATCTACAAGAGCTTATATTGATGCACCAACACCTAATTATGATGCAACAGCATTAGGTATAGTTAATGGAAGACATACTATAATGACAGGTGGTAATGATCCTTGTGCAGGATTTCCAAGAGTAGATCCATTAGGTGGACCGTATTCTGTTAGATTAGGTGATGCTAATGTTAATTCACAAGCAGAACAATTAACACAAACATTTATGGTAACTAATACTAATAATAGTTTTACATATAGATATGCTGTAGTGTTTGAAGATCCTGGTCATACATCTAATGAACAACCTTTTTTTAGAGCATTATTAAGAGATCAAAATGGTAATGTAATACCATGTTCAGAGTTTGTAGTATCTGCTGCTAGTAATTTACCTGGGTTTTTTAACTCAACAACTTGTACAGGAGTTAGATATAAACCTTGGAGTACAGTAAATGTAGACCTAGATAACTATATAGGACAAGCAGTTACAGCAGAATTTACTACAGGAGATTGTACTCAAAGTGCACACTATGGTTATGCTTACATAGATGCTGCATGTTCACAATCATTTTTAGATGCATATCCTGATACTATATGTGTAGGAGAAACTATAACATTAACTGCACCTAATGGTTATCAATCTTATCAATGGTTACCTACTAATCAAACTACACAAAGTATTAATGTTACACCATCTGTAAGTACAAATTATCAGTTAAATTTAGTATCATTTAATGGATGTGTTAGAACAGTTCAGTTACCCATTGTAGTTGTACCAGATCCTACTGCTGCTATATACACAAATTAGGTAGAATAAGTAGTATAATTTTTGCTTATATTTGCAGTGAAATAAGGTGTTTCATAAGATATACGATGTAATATTTATCTTATGAAATACAAATTTTTAATATCATTTTTTGCAATATTACTGTTTTCAGTAGGAAGTTCTCCAGAACCTTTTACAAAAGGTGATGTAAGAATTGTACCTATTATTGAGAATGAAGATCTAGGTCCTAAGTATTGGTATATAAGGACTATTAAACTGTATTATAAAGATAAATTACCTCATGGAATAGAACTTAGAAAAGGTCCTCCTTTAGATTCTTATTGTTCTGATGAGACTGATTTAACATTTTACTCTAACTCTGATTCATTAACTATCAAGAGTTATAGTAGACTTTCTTGTGAAATATTAGCAATGTATAACCTGTCAGAAAAAGAGTCTGATTGGTTAAAATCTCACTTAGTATATAGATTAAAAATATACAATATAGTTACTGAAAATAAGTATTATATCTATGTAGATAATGTATCTTATTTTAAGGATTTATTTAACAAATATAATGTAAACTATTAGGTATAAATGGTAATCTGTATATTAAGTATATTTGTTAAAAGATTTGTTATGAAAAATTTGTTTTTGTCATTATTTTTTATATTGTTAACTATAACAATATTTGGACAGGTACCAACACCTAATATTGCTGATGGACAAGTAGTATGTCCTAATGCAGTACATTTCTATGGAGATCAAGTAGTTAACCCTACTTCAACATATACATTTAACATTTTACCTCCACAAGCATTTACTGTTGTTGGACAACAAATACAAGTTACTTGGTTAACACCTGGAGTATACACTATGACTATGACAGAAACTAATGCAGCAGGTTGTCAATTTACAACAGTAGCTAATATAACTGTACAACCTAATGTTATTGCTACAATAGACCCTATAGTATTATGTCAAGATGGTGGTAATGTAACTATTACAGGACAAAATCTTGGTACTAATCCTATATTTAATGGACCTGGAGTATCAGGAAATACTTTTAATCCTGCAGGATTAGCACCTGGAACTTATAATATAACTGTTGTTTCTCAGACTGCAAATGGCTGTTCTATTACTGGAGCAGGTACTGCAACTGTAGAACCTTTACCTACTGGAATAATATATACTGACTAATGAAATATACACTACTTACATTATTGATAAGTATGAATCTCATGGCACAAACAACATATGAATTATGTGATTCATATATTCAGAAGGAAATAAGAGCAAACACTTCAGCACAATCTATAAACTGGAGTGTTTCCCCTTTAATACCTTACCAAGTTAATGATGATGTTATGACAATAACTATCAGTGACTTGGGTACATATGTAATTACTGCTACTTTTAGCAATGGTTATTGTTATACTAAAGACTTATTAGTATTACAAATCATTGAATGTAAGGAAAGTTTTTTATGGATACCTAATTCATTTACACCTAATGATGATAGAGTTAATGATACATTTGGTGCTTATGGAATTAACATTAAAGATTTTAAACTTACTATCTGGAATAGATGGGGAGAATTACTTTTTGTAAGTAATGATTTAAACAATAGATGGGATGGTACATACAAAGGTGAAATTTGCCAAGATGATGTCTATACCTATAAACTTAGTTATAAAGATGTAAACAATAAACAATACACCAAATTTGGTAGAGTAACACTTTTTAAATAACCTAACTTATGAATCAACCAATTCTTTTAGCTTTAATTGCACTAGGTTCAGCTGTAGTAACTACAATTGTACCTAGATTATTTAGTAAAAAGAAAGATACAGTAGATATGCTTGCTGAAATTCAAGATAAACTATATAGTGAAATAGATAGACTTGAAAAAAAGATTACTATTCTTGAACAAAGAGAACATGAAGCATATCTATTAGAAGAAAAATTAGTTAAAAGAATAGCAGAATTAGAACAAGAAAATATAAGACAAGCAAATGAAATTCAACAACTTAAAGCAGAACTTGAGAAATATGTCAAAAATAGTTAAGAACTCTTTCATTGAATCTTTTAAAGGAAACAATGGTAAGATAGATCATAAAAGATTAACTGTATTTGCATTTGTAATAGGATTCTTTATTACAACAGGAATTATACTTTATAAAAAAAATCAAATACCTAATTCAGAATTAGTAGAAATAGTATTAATAACAATGACATCTGTTATACTAGGAGGGATGGGTTTGACTAAAATAAAAACAAAAATAGAAAAACAGACAGAAAATGAAACTTAGTAGAAACTTTAGCTTAGATGAGATGTTAAAATCTCAGACAGCAAGTAGATGGGGATTTGATGAGCAATTCAATCCTCCTGATGAGGTAATAAACAATTTAACTTTGTTGTGTACAAAAGTACTACAACCTATTAGAGATGCATTAAAAGCTAGTATTACTGTAACTTCAGGTTATAGATGTCCTAGACTTAATGCTAAAATAGGTGGTGCATATACTATTATTAATGGTAAACCTGTACAAACTTCACAGCACTGTTATGGTCAGGCAGCAGATATTAACTTTATTAAAGATGGTAAAGAATTTAATGGTTCTTTAGTATCTGTAATAAAAGATTTATGTGCAGATCCTGATTTTAAATTTGATCAATGTATATTAGAATTTGGTTCTGATGAGAATCCTTCATGGATTCACATATCATATTCTAATGATAACAATAGAATGCAAGTATTAAGAGCATATAAATCTGGTAAAAAAACTTTATACAAACCCTGGAAACTATGAGTAAAAATAAATCTTGGTTTACTATTGAAAGAATAACAATAATTGTATTATTAGTTATGTTATTCTTATTACAACAATGTCACAATGCATGTCCTAAAGAACCTTGGGAAGTAACTAAAACAGTTATTAAAACTCACAGAGATACTATTACTAAGGTTAAAGTGGATACTATTACAAAGTATGTTACTTTAAAAGTACCTAAACCAACTCCTGATCCTCAAGATACTGTATTAAGTGTATATACTCAAGAGCATAGTGACAGTAGTTTAGATGCTATATTTATTAGTAAAGTAGATGGTGTATTAGTAAGCTCTGATTTTAAATACAAACTTAAGGTACCTAAAGAAATATATAGAACCATTACTCAAGTAGATACAATAACTAATACTGTAACTAATATAGTTAAGGTTAATAAGAATGTATTAGCAATGGGTGGTTTAATATTAGCTAGTCCAACAGCATATGGTTTTGATGCAGGTATGGGTATATCTTTTTATCACAAAAAAGGTTATCTTTACCAGCTGAACTATCTACCACTATCTAGGACAGTAGTAGTAGGTTTTTCATACCAATTAAATAGATAATTATGATAACTCTAAACCAAATGATTTATCAGATATATGAAGACCTTCAGATTTCATCTGATGATACTTCATTAGATAAACGTTTAATTAAAGATTTAATTAATCAAGAGAGAGCTAATTGGATAAGAAAAGAACATAATAAGAACAGAAGTATTGATGATAATATTATACAAGATTTAGGTTGTGTACCTATGTCATTAGTTAATAGACAATCTGATAACTGTTGTGATGTATTTATAGATTGTAAAATACTTAGATCATCAACTAAAATACCTAATGCAATAGAATTAAACCATGAAAAAATTATTACAAGAATTGCTCCTGTCGATTTCATGTCTATCCCTATTTATTTTATGGATTATGATCATGCTATTTATTATGGCAATGGTAGGTATAATACCAAATCATTAGGTGCATTTATTAAAAATAATTATCTATATATTGTTTATAATAAAGGTAATCACAACAAACTTATTGAAACTTTAAATATTCAAGGAGTATTTGAAGACCCTACAGAAGCAGGTACTTATCAAACTTGTGATGGTAAACCATGTTTTACTTGGGATTCTCGTTATCCTATTAATGCATGGATGTGGCAAACACTTGTTAAACCTGCTGTTCTTAATGAATTGAGAACTAAGAGAACTCTTTATAGAGATGAAAATAACAATGCTAAAGATGATGCTATACCAACAGTAGCAGCTAATTTTACACAAGCTGGTACTGATCCTGGTAGCAATAGACAACAAGAATGACAAGAAAAGATTCTAAAAATAAGTTTGATATAAATATTGGTTATGATGATATATATAACCATTATAAGAATTCTACATCATCTAATATTAGCAAAGAAAAATATAATACTGTATTCACTCAGGTTTTTGATGAACTAATGGATATGGTTATTAAGAATGGATATAGTCTTAAGTTTCCACATAAGTTTGGAACATTAGAAATACAGAAGAAAAAACAGAAAATTGTTTACAGTAAAGATGGTACTGTAAACAGAATCTGTTATAAGGTAGATTGGAAGGCAACTAAAGAATACTGGAAGAAAGTATATGGTGATATATCTGCTGAAGAATTAAAGACTATAACTAACAAACCTAAAATATATTGTAAAAACAAATACAGGATGAAATTTAAATATATCAAGAATGATGCACAATATAAAGGTAAATCATTAGTAATGTTTATACCTACAAGAAAATGGTGCAGAGAACTTGCTAATCATTTAAAGAGTGATCCTTATAAAACAGATTATAAAGAATATTAACAATGCATTTAATAGCTACAACAATGGATAAAAAACATAATCGTTGGGAGAAATCTGAAACTTCTAATGGTATTACAAAAAGAGTTTGTGTTGAACAAGTAGAAAATGGTTTTGTAATTACAATGGAAAAATATGGTTCATCTGGTGAAGATGAAAAATATGTTAGTGAATGTAAGAAATACATCTCTAAGAAAAATCCATTAGAAGGTCAACAACCTAAAACTGAAGAGGAGTCTTATGAAGATAAGATTCTTGATGGTTTAGAAAATCTTTCATTCTAATATAAATTATGGCAATCTCTGGAAAACATGTTAGTCTTAAAACCATAGTAGAAAGAGTCTACATGGATTTTGGCTTTAATTACAGCCTATCATTTACTGAAGCAGCTGAATGGGCAGGTAGTATTTTAGCTTTATTAAAAGTTCCTCTTAGTCTTCAAAACAAGGTTGAGGAAATAACTATTGAAGAATCCAGAGGTGTATTGCCTTGTGATTTAGAATCTATTGTACAAACTGCTAGAATGGTAGAGGCAGGTAATGATGGTTGTACATCAATGGTAATATCTACATTAGATAGAGGTACAGAATATGTTGAAGTATCTGCTATTGATATAGTTAACAGAAAGTTTAAACTATGTGGATGTAATTCATTTACTACTTGTGATGAGTGTACACCAGAAGGATGTGATCCAGGTAAACCTATTATTAGATCTGCAGGTGGTTCTTTAGCTAAACCTAATTACAGATTAGAGCCTATGAGATGGGCTACTGATACTTTTCATACTAAACAACATTGTTCAGATTATGACTTTTATTGTAAGTCTAATCATACTTATACAGTAAGTGGTAATCATATATTTACCAATTTTACTAATGGTAGAGTGTTAATGTCATACTTGGCAATTCCTACTGATGAAGAAGGATTTCCTATGATACCTGCTGATGAGTGGTGGAGACAAGCTGTACAATATGAGATTGCTTACAAGATTGCATTTAAACAATTTATACAAGGTAATATTACTGATAAAGTATTCCAAATGATTGAGAGAGAAAGAGATTGGAAAGTTGCTCAAGCAGTTAATAAAACTAAGACACCTTCTATTGATGAAATGGAATCATTCAAGAATCAGTGGCTTAAACTTATTCCTCAATATAACAATCATAACAACATGTTTAGAAACATGCAGTTACCTGAAAAAATGTTTAATCACCCATATAGATATTTTTAATTTGAAGACATATGCCAGTAAGTAAGAACACTTGGATTAAAGGATTAAATTCAGACTTTTCAAAACTTAAAACTCAACCAGATAGTTACCTTGATGCTAAAAACATCAGGGTAATTACTGATGAGGGTTCATCAACATTTGCTATAGAAAACATTAGAGGTAATAAGTTTGACTTTAAGTTACCTCCAATTGAAGCTACACATTCATTTACCAAGATTAATAATTACTCAGGTACAGCATTTATATTTATACAAAGAACAGTGTTTGATCCTTCAACAGGTTTTTCTTATGTTGAACAAAATTTCTTTACTATAAATAACATACAAGATAAATCATATGAGTTTATAAGTATTGAATTAAATAATATACTTGCAGATCCTACATTTATATTTTCTGGTAAAGAAAATTTAAAGTTTTATTTTAATTCTAATAATGTAGTACTATATGATTTTAAACCACAATCAGATATTATTAATTCTAGTATAACTGTTACTACAAGTAATATAGAATATATACAAAGAACAGATAAAATTACTGGCCATACTATATTAGGATGGGGTGTATATAATGATAATGTAGTACTTATAAGTTGTAGTGGAGGAGAATCTTCAGTAGATCCTTTAGATACTGAAGGGTTTTTATGGGATGTAACTTATAATAATGCTACTGGTAATATAATTACTTCACAACTAGATGGTTTGTTTTTAAAACCATTAACCACATTAAAATATGCAGGTAGATTAAATCTATCTAGAAACTATACTATTAGTGAACATTTAAAATGTAGATTTGAAAGTACTGAAATTACAAGAGTAGTATGGACAGATTGGTATAATAACTTAAGAACTTGTAATATACAAGACCCTCAAATATGGGCAACACCTGAAGAATTATTTTCTTATATACCATTACACTTACCACAAAAACCTATTATTGAACAAATAATAGATGGTGGTACATTACCTGCAGGTAAATATCAATACTTCTATCAACTATATTCTAATCAAGGTGCCAAATCTACATACTCACCTGTAAGTAGTTTAATATCATTATTTTCAGGTGATATTTCTAAATATGTAGTTACAGGTAGTAAACCAGGAGTTAATTCACAAAAGTCAGTTAAGATTCAATTAACTAATTTAGATACTAACTATGATATTATTAGAATAGGTTATATAGTATATCAGATTGCAGATTTTCCAGAAGCATTCTTTTTTGATGAAAGATTTATTCCTGATGATGGATTTATAAGTATAGTTCACAATGGTAATGAGAATGACATTCCTGTAGATTCTACAGAGATTGCTAATCTTAATAGACCACCAGAAATATTTAAAACTCTTGATGTTGTAAGAAATAGATTGTTTGCAGCTAATGCAATTACTAAATACTTTGATCCTGCATTTGATGCAAGAGCTTATAGATTTAATTCTTCAAGAATATCTAAACTATATAATGCAAGTGATACTATATCAACTCCATCAGTTTTAATAAATGCTAATAGTAATACAATATCTATTGAAGGTAATATATCAGGTCCTATTGACTATTCATTAATACCTGATAATTTTGATGTTATAAATCCATTTAATGATGAGAATCCTGATATATCTGTAAATCCATTATCTGCTGGTAACTGGGGAGCTAATTCTCAATACAAATATAAATCTGATGGTATAACATTAGGTGGTGAAGGTTTAAATATAAGTTATGAATTTATTGTTGATACTAAATTAGCTAAACTTGCAGGTTTACCAAATACAACACCTTATATAAGACCTGCTATGGATGGTGTTAATGATTTTACACAACCATTCACAGATACATATACTTATTATTTATCTAACAATACATCATTAGATTCTATGAAAAATCCTTATGTAGAATCTTTATTTACAGGATATTCTAGAGGTGAAGTGTATAGATTTGGTATTGTATTCTATGATATATATGGTTATCCATCTTATGTTAATTGGATAGGTGATATTAAGTTTCCATTTGCATATGACAGTAATGGAGATTTTGGTTTAACTGATAATAATGCAGGTAATAGAGATTTTGCAATTCTAACAATAGACCCTTCATATTACTCTGATTCACTTAGTCAAACTATATTTAATAATACTTTATTATTTAGTGGTAGCGTGTCTGATATAACAGATTATGTTGATACATTTAATACTTCATTTTTACCTAATGCTTTAGATATAACTGCATCAGTTTATAATTCAACTCAAGTTTATTTTTCATTTCCTGCAGGTTTAGGTGCTGTTGGTTTAATAATTGAAGCTCTTCCTGGTGGTTCTACTGTAAACAGTACTTCAGCAATAGTTTTTCCTGCAGGTTATTCTCAAGTAAGTGGTGACTTATATACAAAACAAATAGGTATTAAATTTACATTAGACATTAGTAAACCACAGTTTCAAGCTATTAAAGATCAAATATCTGGATGGTCTTATGTAAGAGTTAGAAGAGATATTAATAATAGTACTAGATTAGGTACAGGTGTTTTATTACCAACTGTATATGTAGAATTTGCTCCAGATTCAGTAGGTAAATATAATATAGTACCTTATGAAAGAAGTGGTGATATACTTCCTACAAATGATAGATGGTTATTTGATTCAACAATACAAGGTAATCCTAATTGGAGAACAAGAGCTAGAATACAAACTTTTTATTCACCTAATTTTTTAAATAGAAAATCAGGTTTTTTTATATCAAATGATTATATGAGAATGATAGGTAGGACTAATGATTTTAGTCAATTATCATATTATTCTCAAAAAATATTTAATTCTGCAACATGGCCTTCAAATACAGTATTATATTATATAGCATCTGCTGATTTTAATTATACTTATGGACTTGAAACAACTAATCCTTTAGTACCAGATAGTACAGGTACAACTTCAGATTATACAGCTACATCTAAAAATAAATTTGAAATAGCAGGTAGAACATATGTTAATTATCCAACAGGTGGAGGCTCTTTACCTGTTAATAGTATTACAGGTTTAGATTTTCCATTTATAAATATGGCTTCTTCTAACATGAATGAAGCTGAAAATAATGAATATATGGAATGGGGTAATGCTTGTGAATTAATGACATTTATTCAACCTGGACCTGATACTTCTAGAGCATATAATAGTAATACTTTAAAATTACCATTATATTTAACTTCATATGAAAGATATTTAACAAGTCAATATGGTGGATGGTTAAGATCTGATAGATATGGTAATGATTATATACTTACTAATCACTTTCAACCTTGGGATAAAAATACATCAGAAGATAATTATCCTAGTGGATTAGTAACTAATGGTGTATTTGGTGGAGATACTTATGTTAATTATTTTGATTGGCAAAGAAGTAATATAAATTATAAAGAAGGTAGTGGATGGGATATAAGTCCAAATCCAGGAAGTAATCCTCCATTTGGATTAGGTTTATTTTTTCCTTGTGAATCATCATTTAATACAGAATTAAATATAAGTAATCAACATGCATCTAATAGATTAGATACTGTTGAAGGTAGTTATACAATAACTCCAAGTTATTATGTTTATAATGATGCACTATCTCAACAAAATACAACTAACCTATTTATATCTAAAGGCTTAAATCAAACTAATGTAGTTCGTGAACCACATACTATATATGGTACAGAACCTAAGTTAGATAATGAAAGAATAGATAGTTGGAGATCATTCTTAATTAACAATGCACTTACTGTTAATGGTAACTATGGTGAGATCAATAGACTAGTTCAATTTAAAGATAAACTATACTATTATCAAAATGATGGATTTGGTGTTGCATCTGTTAATGAGAGAGTACTTGCTAATGAAGGTGATGCTACACAAACTCAATTAGGTACAGGTACTTTACTTCAAAGATTTGACTATATATCTACTGAAACAGGAGCTAAACATTCATTTGCTGTAAAAGCTACAGGTTCTGCTATATATCACTATGATGCTTTTATTAATAAGTTGTTTAAATATTCAATGTCTAAAGATGGTGCAGGTGTATCACCACTTACTGATGTTAATGGTTTAAGTGGATTCTTTAGAACTGCATTTGTTAATACTGAATTAAAAACTAAAGATAAAATTCTATTACCACCTACTAAGCAAGGTACACCACAAAGATGTGGTATTGTATCAGGATACAACTCAGAATACAATACAGTTTATTTTACATTCTTTGTTCCAGATGGACCATTTGAAACTTCTTATACTATTGCATATAATGAACTATTAGATTCTTTTGAATCTTTCTGTGACTTTTATCCATCATTATATCTTAATATGAGAAAAAGATTTTTGTCAATTAATCCTTCACAAACATCTGAAGTATATACACATAATCTAGGATTAAGAAATACTTTTTATGAAACTACATTCCCATCATATATTAAATTTAGAGTTAATGAAAACTCAGACTTTGTAAAGACATTTGATAACTTTATTATTAATACTGAAGTTATTGATGTAGCAACAGATCAACAATTAAATGAAACTATTACTAGTTATGGTATATCTAATGACTATCAAATAGTTAATGAAAGAATTGCTAACTTTACTGAGAAGATTAGATCTTGGAGATTACAAATCCCAAGAGATGAAACTAATCCTAACTTAACTATAAAACCAAGAATGTCTGATAAATATATTGATGTACTATTTAAACATACTATTAATGGTGGAGATAAAATATTCAGACTACATGATGTAATGACTGAATACTCATTAAGAAGTAAAATACTACCTAGATAATTATGGCAGAAAAAAACTCACTCTGGAAAAACATTAGGAAAAAAGCTGAACAAAACAGAAGGACAGGTGCTAAACCTAAAAAGCCTACTGCTGAAATGCTTAGGCAAGAAAGGAAAATTAAAGCTAAGCAATATTCTGATGGTGGACCTGTTAATACTTTAGAAGGAGATTTAATTTCTAAAATTATTATGAACAGAAACAGAGATAAAGATTTTGTGCAAAGAGCTTATGCTGTTGGTGAATATCCAGAATCAAATATGTTTGTACAACCAGATGTTAATGAATTTGGACAAAAAAATTCTCATTTAATGGCATGGGGAGAAGATGAAACAGGACAAGCTTATATGTATCCTACTATAATGAATCCTGGTAATGAAGCAATAAAAGTACCTAATCAATATGCTGATTATATATCATCAATAGGATATAAAAAAGCTACAGGAATTCCTTATGCTCATGGTGGACCTACCAAATCATTAGTACAACCTCCAGTATTATTAGATGATAATATTATTTATCCTACTGATAATCCTTATATGCCAGGAGTAAATAAAGATATTTTAGATTCTGAGTACGATAGTTACATGAGATGGAGAGAAGGTTTTATAAATAATCAAGGAATGACTCCTGAAGAATATTATCAAACTTATCCTAGTAGACAAGAATATGATAGACAAAATTTTGATCTTGCAAATTTTTATAAAGGTGTTTCATTAGCTCAAGGTGGACCAACAGATGGTAAAGATGATCCTTTTAAATCTACTTTAAATCAAGGAGTTACTGTTGCTAAACCTGCTCAAGATTGGGTAAGTTCTTGGGTTCAAGATCCTGAATTTGCTAATAGATTAAATAAAAATTTTCCAGACCATGCTTCAAAATTAAGTAAAAAAATTTATGGAAATAAAGAAGCTAAACAAAGAGCAGCTGAGTCTAATTTAAAAAGTATAAATAAAGCAATACCTGGTGTTATAAGTGATATCTACGATACTAAATTTTTATATAATACAAATCCAGAAAATAATTCACAATTACTTGATTTATATAGAGCTAGTTATAATGATCCTGAGTATGATAAATTTTTTAAAAAAACCATGAGTAAAAATCCTCAAGGATTTACTGATGAACAAGGTAGAATTGTAATTACAAATGCAGCTAATGATCAATATGGTCCAGAATCAGTATCTGTTCATGAGTTAATGCATAAAACAGGTTTATATGATAATGAAACTTTTGATAGAACATTTAAAGGTAAATTTTTAACACCTTCTCAAGATAGATTAGATAAAGATTTTAATAGAGGTGAAATGTATCCTTTCTTAATGCAAATGAGATTTGATAATAATTTTCAACCAGGTGAAATAATTACTCCAGAAAGATTAAAACAAATTAAAGAATCAGGATATAAAAATCATTTATTTAAATATTATACTGATGATGAAATATCTAAATACTTAAATACACTTGCTAGTAATCAAACACAAACACCTATGCAATATGCTGCTCAAGGTGGTTATGTAGATGGTGATAAAGATAAAAATAAAAAAAATAAAAATAAAACTAGAGTATACACTAATCCTTCAGAATTTAAAAAAGCTGAAAGAGCTTATAATGATAGTTTAAGTTTATATAATGTATCAAATAATAAATTAAAAGAATATAAAGATTTTGGAGAAGAGTTTGAGTTTGAAAAATATGAAGGTGCTCCCGAAATGATTAGAGGAGATGATCCATTAATGGAGTATTGGCATGGTAAGAATGGTATTAAACCTTTTCAAATTGCTTATGATAGTAATCATTTTAGTAAAGTAAAAGGAGCTGCTGTAATGCCTATATTTAAAAAACCAGAAATTAAACCAATATTAGGAAAACCAGAAATAGAATTATTACCTTCAAAACCTTATAAAGGTGAAGAAGTTGGACCAGGTATTATTGCAACTCCTCCTAATGTTGATTTTGGAAAACCAAATTTAGATAACTTTTTTGAAGGTACATATGAGAAATACAGAAGATCTCCTTATGAAGATCCTATGTATAGAGTATGGATTTCTGGTCAAGAACAGCAAATAGTACCTGAATTAGAATTTAAAAAATTAAGTGATCAATATCTTCTTAAAGATTTAGAAGCTCCAGATCCAGGAGGAAACTTGTATGATAAACCAAAGGCTACAGGTGGTTATATTTATTCAGATGGTGGAGATAAAGATAAATCGTCTAAAACTACATATGATTATTTTAAAAAGTGGTATGAAGGTAGAGCAAAAAATCCTAAGTTTACAGATGTTGCTAATAGTAGATTAAATTTATTAAACTCTCCAAATCAATATCCTAAAGTAAATATATTACCTTCTAATCAAATGACAACTGAAGGATTATATACTCCTTCTAAAAATACTATTGATTATAGTGACACTGATCTTAACAATAGATATTATGGAGATATAAATACTTTAATAACACATGAAAATGATCATTGGTTAAGTAATAAAGCACCTCAAGAATTTTTAAATATAAGCAGTGGTTTTCCTGAAGAATTTAAAAATAATAAAAAATGGTTAAGTGGTAAAGATGCTTTAACTCAAGATGAAGAAATCAGGGCTAGATTAAGTGTATGGAGACAATTAAATAATATTGATCCTACTAAAGATTATAGTCCTAAAGAATTAAGAAGTATAATTAATAAAAATCTTGATGATGAAAATTTGGATTCTAACATTAAAGATATATATGAACTTATAAAAGGTGATGCTGAAAAATTAAAATTTCTAAATGATAGTTTTGTAAGTAATCAAACAAAATCTCAAGATATGTTATATGCAGCTAATGGTGGATTACTTGGTGGTGATGATGATCCACCTAAAAGATACTATAAACGTGATAGTCCTGAATATAAAGATTATTTAGTAAGATTAAGATTGAATCAATTTAGTAAATTACCATATTATCAAAAAGAATATTTATTAAATTCAGATGAAAATTTTTACAATATTTTTTCAAATGTAGATAAATTAGGTACTATATCAGATGATGAATGGAATAATTCAATCAATGTTAAAGTTCCTAATTATTATGCATCACCTTTAGATGATGGTAGTTATCCAAATTTAACAGAAGATCCAATAACAGGTGCATATGGATCACCAGTAACTTATAGTTATACTACAGAAATACCAGAACATCATTATGGAGAAACAAGTAATTGGTCACAGTATCGTTATGATGATTTAGATAATCCATGGAATTATAATAATTTATTTAAAAAATATAAACCTTCAAAATATCATAATCAAACTTCTTGGGAAGCTGAACCTTTAGATAATGCATATGCTACTACATATTTACCTAAAGCTCCTTGGAAAAAAAATTTTACAAAAGAAATAGAAGATGATACTAATCTTATAGAATTACAAAAATATTATCCAAATTTAACAAAAGAAGAATTGTTAGATATGGTTACTCATAGAAGAAATCATCCTACATATATAACAAATAGAAAAGATGAAACTAATCATTGGATAGAACAAATTACTGATGTAGAAACATATGGTATTGATAAAGAACATGATATAAACTGGCATCTTAAAAGAGGTGAATATTATCCAGAATCAATTGTAAATGATCCAGATCAATATACATATCCTATTCCTTATTGGGATGAACCTGCTATTAAATTAGCAACTTTAGATGAAATACCAAACTTACAATCTATACCATTTAAAGGATTTGAATCTAAAGAAGAACCTTTAAAATTAAGTCCTATTCAACTTAAATTTCCATCTAAAGTATTACTTAGAGAAATGTCTCCAAGTTTAAAGAAAGGTACTATAGATGGTGTAGATAGAGGAACACCTGAATTATACATGGATGATGGTCAAGGTTGGAGAGCAATTGATTGGAATCAATATAATATGTATAAAGATATGTATCCTGGTGCAGATACTGAAAAAGGTTGGATTAAAAATAATCAAAAAGCTACAGGTGGATATATGTATGATGGTGGTGGACCAACAGGTGGTAATAATAAAGATGGTAATAAAAATAATTCTGTAACATTATATCGTAAAAAATTTTGGGATCCTAAACAAAATAAAATGATAAATTATGTAGGTAGTGAAAATAATGAATACTACATGATGCCAGGTGATGAAATGTTACAAAGAACACTTCCTGAACTTGAATATATTGAAGATACTGGTTTATATAATCCAGATATTGTTGGTCCAACTGCACCAAGATTTATTCCTTCAGAAACTGGTTGGATACAAAATCCTAATTATCAACCACCAGCATCAGGTAGAGCAGAACCTACAATGGGTCCAATTGAAGCTGCATTATTTGCACCAGTTGCTGGAGCTATAGCATCTAAAACTGTTCCTGCAGTAGCTTCAACATTACAACTACCTGCAGTAGTAGGTGGAAGAACTATACCGTGGTTAACTGGAAATAATATATTAGGATTAACAGGAGGAATTTCTGGTGCAAATATGTTAGGATCAGATATAAATAGTGGATATTATAGTTCTAATGCACCTTGGGATGAAAAACTTGCTAGAGGTTTAGAAACAGGTTTATTTTTATCAGGATCACCAGGAGTAATTGGTGGTTTAGGTATGGGATTAAATACTGCTAAAACAGGATATAGAAACTATTTTAAAAATAATTTTTCAGTAAATCCAAATATTCCTATTAATCCATTACAAAAACCTTCATTAGCAGATAAAAGAAATTTTGCTTTATGGCAAGCTAATGAAGACGCTGCTACATTTTCACAATCCCCATATAATAGAAAAAAACTTTCATTATTTAGAACTAATAATGAATTTAATTTAAGTAATCAAAAAGCAAGATTTGCAAATGATCCTGAACTTGTTGAACCGTTTAATAGATTTAGAGATTTTGAAAATGCAAAAGAACCAGATCCATTTAAACAAGTTGCAGATAATCCTAGACTTTATTTAGAAGATAAATCTGGAAATATATCACAAGGTAAATATGGTATTAGAGACATTGGGGATAAGGATGATATTATAGTAATTGATCCACATTTAAGTCCTGAAGATACTTATCTTACTGGAATACATGAAACAGCTCATAGTAGAACTCTAAGAGATCTATCTACTTTACCTACAGTTCATGAAAGAAAAATACTTGATGATGCTTGGTCTAAAGGTTTAAAAAACCAAGATGGTACATATGTTTATAAAAATCATGATGCAGCTCATTATGAAGCTGAAGCTGTTCAAAATGAATTAAGAATGATACTTAATGATAAAGATGGTAGTAGAGTATATTATCCAAAAGATGATGAAGATATTAAAAATGCATTACAATATTTAATAAATCAAAAACATCCATATGTTCAAAGTGTAAATGATTTTGATATATCTAAAATAAGAAAATCATTAAATAAAATAGGATTTGCAGGAACAACAGGTGTTGTAATAGGAACAACAATGAAACAAAACCTTCAACCTGAACAACAATCACAAGGAGGTTATATGAATCCATATATGTACTATGCAGGTGTACCAATGCAATATAAGAGAGGTGGTGTATTAGAAGATATTGGTAAATTAGGGTTAAACTTTATAGCTAGTCCATTTGAACAAATAAGTGGTAATAACTTTGTTAATTTTAATTATAATAATAAAGGATTTGCAAATGCAGCTGCTGTAATGGAAGGAGTTGCAGGTTTAGGAACTGATGTTGCAGGTTCAATATTTTTAGGTCCTGCATATGGAATGGGTAAAGGTGCTATACAAGGAGTTACTAAAAATTTAGGACATAGTCAAGAATATCAAAGAGGTGCTGATAAGTGGGCAAATAAAACAGGTCAAATAGCATCTAGTGCAGGTAATTTAACTTCTGGTATAATAAGTGGTAATCCTCAACAAATTGTTAGTGGTGCAGGTCAAGTGTTAGGAACTTTAGGTTCTGAATTTGGTTCTAAAGAATTAAATGCTGCTGGACAATTAGTAGGAATAGGTTCTAGATTTGTAAATCCTTCACAAGGTATGCCAAGTACAACACCATCAGTAGATTCAAGTATAAATAATTTTCAAAATCCTGCAATGTATCCTGATCAAATGTTAAATCAAGGATTATCATTTGCAGCTACTGGTGGTAATATAAATAATAATTCATTAAATTTGCAAAACTCTATGAGAGATAAATACAAAAACTACAGAACAAGATATTCTAAAGGTGGAACTACTTTAGAAAAATATGGAATAAACCTTATTCCTAAATCATCAGGATTACATCATGAAAATGCATATGGTGGAGTACCTATTGGACCTAATGCTATGGCAGAAGGTGGAGAATATGTTCTTGATGATAGTTATGTAGTTTCAGATGAAGTAAATGGTCAAAATACTCAAACAGATGAGTTTGGTAGAACTATGGCTGAAAATCTTAAAAAAAGATTAGATAAATATACATTAAGAGATTTATCTAAATATAAAGATAACCTTAGAAGACCAATGGATCCTTTAGTTGAAGAAACTATTGAGCAAATTAAGCAGAGAGCTATTAAAGAAACAGAACTTGCTAGAGCTGAAGCTAAGGCTAAAGAAGAACAAAGACAAGCTATGGTTAATGGTGCTTTACAATATGCAGCTGCAGGTGGTAAACTAAATAAAGATATTACAAAAATAGTTGAGGAAGAATATGCTGCCGCTTATGGTGGATATATTAATCCTAAAAAATATAAAGGACTTAATATGCCAGGATATTCCAAAGGTGGTAAACTACCTAAAGAAATTTTAAGAGCAAGAGTTGAATCTCACATGTCACCACAAGAAGCTGATGCTTATGTTAATCAATATGGTGAAGGCGGTGGTATACATATTAAAGAATCTAAAAGAGGTACATTTACTGCAGCAGCCACTAAACATGGTAAATCTGTACAAGAGTTTGCAAGACAAGTATTAGCTAATAAAGAAAATTATTCTTCAGCAATGGTTAAGAAAGCTAACTTTGCTAGAAATGCTGCTAGTTGGAAACATGCACATGGTGGTCCAATGGTATCTAATGTTGCACAACCATTTCAAGTAGCTGCACAAAACAGAGGTGGAATGATGATGGCACAAGGTGGTAATATGTATTCTAATGGTGGACCTCCATATGATTTACCAGGAATGGCAGATATGGATGCTTCAGAATATAATAATATAAATAATTATTTAACTAATTTGGATACACCTAATGTAATAGATGCTCAAGGTAATGCAACTAGTATTTTAGATAGACAAAAAAATACAAATCCTAATCCAATGAATAATTTTTTAAATACAATTAGAAGTTATTTAAGTGCTAGAGATTATTTAAAACAAAGAGGATTTAGAATTGGTAATAGAAGTACAACTAACAACCAACAGCCTAATATAAATCCTATTAATCAACCTAGTCCATTTTTACCAGAACATTTAAGACCAGTAGAACAAATACCTGGACCATATTCACCATCACGTGTATCTAATACTTCTAATACTTCTAATACTTCAGGATTTATACCACCTATGGTAAGTGCAAATAAAAAAGCAGGTCCTGAATCTATAGATTTAGAAACTTTTGAATTTGATAAAAGCGGTAATATTATAAATAATTCATCTGCAGAACCTATTACTGAAAACATTGATGCACCTGTTAATAAAAATATACCTTCAGAACTTGGACAACCTTTAACAGGTTCAACTTCTATGCTAGATTGGGGATATGAAGGTGTTAATTTAGATGGTGATCCTGTAAGTATTAATCCAAATATGATTAGTCAATATGAAGAAGGTTGGAGACCTGAAGGAGCATCTATTCCTAAAGTTAATCAACCTAATCAACCTAATCAAGGTCTTACAGGATTAGATTATGCATCAATGGCAGCACAAGCTGCAGGTCCATTAAGTCAATTATACTATGGATTAAAAGGACCTGATGATGTTAATTATGAAAGAATTAAAGCTGATAAAATAGATCCTTATAGAGCAATAATATTAGCTAATAAACAATCTAGACAAGCTCAAGATTTAGCTGGTTATAATTTAAGACAAAGTGCTCCTACATCAGGAAGTTATATGTCTAATATGAGAGGATTAGGATTACAAGCAGCTAATCAAAGAGGTGCTCAAACTGCAGGTATACAGTATGAAGCTGATGTAGCTAATACTCAAATGCAAAATCAAGTTAATGCACAAAATGCTCAAATAGCAATGCAAGAGCAAATTGATAGACAGCAAGAAAAAGATGCTGCTAGAACTAATGTAACAGAAGGTCTTAGTGGTGTAGGTTCTTCTACTGCTAATATGATTAGAGATTATAGAATTAATCAAGTAAATAAAACTATTGCTAATAATATTGGTACTGGTAATTTTAAATTAGTTCCAGATGGACAAGGAGGTTTTAAATTTGTACCAAATACTGAAGGAGGTACTTTTACACCAACACCTTACAATGATCCTTATAAACAAAATGCACCTGCAGCAAATACAGGTGCTAATACACCAGCTGCTAATGCTAATGTACCATCTGCTAATGTTACTCCTGCTGATAAAGTAAATAATAATGAATGGATAAATCAAATTTTAGATTATGAATCTACTAAAGGATCAGCAGGTGGTACAGGTCTTGAAAATTATGGTATAAAAAAAGAAAAATGGTCTAAGAAATATCCTGAAATGTGGAAAGATAATAAAATTGATAAAGATGAAGCTACTGAATTTATAACTAAAGAATATTTACCACAAGTAAAAGATTATCCTGTTGATGTTCAAAAAAGATTAGTTGATTATAAATATAATACTGGAAGAAACATAGAAGATGTTTTACTTTTAGCTGCAGGATTTACTACTTTAAATGATGTACAAACTAAAGCAACAGATGAAAAATTATTTAAAGAGAAAGAAGCTGAAATAAAAGCATTAATGAATGATCCTGCTTTTGTACAAAAAATAGATAAAGCTAAACAAGATATACTTTCTGATTATTGGAAAAGAAAAGGAACTCCTGATGTTTATAAAAATACTTCAGAAGGTAGAATAAATATGTGGAATAAATAGTTAAATAAAAATAAGATATGAGATTTTATAAACCTAGATTAAGAGAATATGTATCTACTCAAGTAGATATGCCTTGGGAATTCTTACAAGGAGTTGCTGAACAAAAACAAAAAGGTTATGATGCAGCTTTAGCACAAGGTGATGCTGCTAATAAACTTTTAAACTTTGAAGTTAATCCTGGTGATATGCCAGGTAAGAAACATGTTCAAAATGAATATAATGATCAATTATATCAAATTACAGATTATATAAGACAAACAGGTGACTTCAATACTGCATCTAGAGAATTTTCTAAAGTACTTAGAAATATTGCTCAAGATAAAAGAATACAAACTATGACAGCAGCTGTTGAACCTCATAAAGAAGTTATGAAAAGTTTAACATCTTTAATGGAAAAAGGAGCACCTGAATTAGGTTTAAAAGCAGATCCTATGTATTCTACATATGATCCAACTACAGGAGCACTTAGACCATATAATCAACGTGCAGGATATGATGCTAGAGAAATTTCTACAAAAATGAGAACAGATTTTGAAAATGCTGTTGATAATGTTGTTGCAGATGCACATGGTAGTACTAGTATAACTGGTCAGTTTTATGTAGATAGTGAAGGTAGATATATTACAAGAGAAAAACTAGAACCTTTAATTAGAAGAGTTTTACCAACAATTTATTCTAGTTATTCAGGTTATTTAAATGATTTAGGTGATTGGGATGAAAAAATGGGATATAAAAGAAATTCAACATTTGATAATTTAGTTGAATCAGTTATTAATGAAAGAATATTTACACAAACTTCAAAGTCATTAAGAGAAAATCCACAATGGGGTAGAGAGCAAGAACAAAGGTTAAAAGAACAATCACAATTGTTAACATTTACTGGTCAAACTACTCCTGTTAATATTAACTATGATTCTGCTAAACAAAGTATAATTAATACAAAAAATCAAATAGCTGCTTTACAAAAAGAACTTGAAAATCCTGAAACAAGAGGTAAACTTAATAGTTATCAAATACAAAAGAAACAACAAGAAATAGATCAATTAAGAAATAATTTAAATTCATTACAAACAAATATAGATTTAATTCATTCTGCAGTAAACAAGCCTGAATATATTGATAAATATTATCAAGAATATATAAAAGAATTTAACACTATGCTTGCAAACAATGCATTATATTTACCTAAAATGCAACAAGCTGTTGGTAAAAATGGTTTAAAACCATTATCTAAATCAGAATTTGTTAAATATATGAAAGATGAAAAGAAAATTACAGGATATACACCTTGGGGTAAAACTGTAATTTCACCTACAGATCCTAAACAAATGGTTAATAACATTCAAATGCATTCTTTAGGTAAAATAAAATATAGTTATTATGAACCTAAAGCAAGAGAACTTGCACAATCTGGTACAATTACTCAAGAAATGCAAACTATAGTTGATATTAATCCAGGATCAAATTTAAATCAAACATCTAAAGCAGTTAAAGAAGGATTATTTAATAGAACATTAAATGCTCGTACAAGTAATAATATTGGTTTTGATCAAATATTAAAAGATAATCCAGAAGCTAATAAAGAACAATCTTCAATAACTTTAGTTAAAAATCCAATTACTGATCAAATGTCTTATCAAATTATATTAAAAGATGATAAAGGAAAAGAGATTAGTACTCATATAGTTAATATTAATGATGCTACTAGTAGAGAAATAAAAACAATGACTAAAACTAGTATTAAAGATGACATGACAAAATCTGCTAATAAAGGAAATACAGAAGAGTTTTTAAATGAATCAAGTATGCTTGCTAATATTGAATACTCTGAAGGATTAACAAGACTTAGAGGTTTTGCAAATGAAGGTAAAGCTATAACTACACCTATAAAGATAGGTTATCATTATATTGCTAATGCAGTAGACAATACAGGTAAACCAATACCTGATTTGTTTGTAATGGGTCAAGGTTATGCAGGTGACGATGGTAAAATAGGATTTATAGCAGATAAATTTGAACCTAATCCTAATGATAAAAGCACTTATATATTATCATATGGAGATGTAGAAAATATATTAGGTATAGGATTATATTCAAGATAATAAATTTAATTAAAATGCCAACAGAAGATATAAAGTCGTTAATACAATCTTATACACCTAAAGCACCAGTTTTAGAAGAACAACAACAAAATTATATTCCAATAAGAAATGCTCCTGGTGTTTCTATTGAAGATTATCAAAACATAGTTGATTCAGGTAAATCTTGGTTTTCAGAAGATTTTACTTTTGATATTGATAATAAAGAAGCTGTATTTTTTAGAACACCTGAACAAGTTGAATTTGAACAAGAATATTTTCAAAGTGTTCCTGAAAAACTTGGAGCAGGTGCTTTAAGAACTGTAAATAAATTTGTAAGTGAGATTGCAAAAATGCCAGGATATGTTGGTGGTCTAACTATGGCTGCATTTACTAATGAATCATTAGGAGAGTCATTAGATAATGTTTGGGTTAATAGTGTACAAGAATGGGAAGATTATGCTAATGAAGAATTATTAAAAGTATATATTCCTGAATCAGTTAAAAAAGGTGGTTTATTGGATAACTTATTTTCAGCTTCATTTTGGGCTACAGAAGGTGCTGATGGTATAGGATTTTTAGCATCAATGTTAGTACCAGGTAATGCACTTAAACTTTTAAAATTAGGACAAAGAGGTGTTAATCTTTATAATGCAGGTAATGCTTATTTAAGAACAGTTAAAGGTTTATCTAAAGGTCTTACTAAAACTGGAGCATTAAGATATGCAGCTCAAGCTGAAAAGTTAGGAATGAGAGCTGCTAGAAACTTTAATGATTTTACAGCAGCTACAGTTAATGCTACATTAGAAGCTTCTGCTGAAGCTAAAGAATCTTTTGATAATACTTTAGATGCTGTAGTTTCTAATTACATGGAAGCTAATAATATAGAAGATGCTTCTCAAATAGATGAAAACACTATGATGGGTTTAAGAGAACAAGCAGGTGGAGTAGCAGCTGATGTCTTTAAATTCAATATGGCAATATTACTTGTTCCTAACTTAATGGACCAAAGAGCATTATTTGGTGCATTTGGTTCTAGAAAATCAGCACTTAGTAAAATGTTTAATGAACAAGGAGTTCTTCAAGACTTTAGTGCTAAAACATTAAAACAAAAATATTTAGGTTATTTAGGTAAAGCTGCTGTTGGTTTAGGTAAAGAAGGTTTTTTTGAAGAAGGTTTACAATTTTCAGGTGCTGAGTATTTTAAAGATCAAGCAATGTTATCTGAAGATGAACAAGATAAAACCTATTATCAAAAATTAGGTGGGCTTATAGACTCATATGTTGAAAATTTAGGTACTACTGATATGCGAAAAGCTATTGCATTAGGTGGTATTCTTGGTGGAGGTATGTCAATAGTAGGTCAAATTAAAGATGATAGGTATCAAAGTAAATATGGCAGTATACTACATGCTCAATTAAAAAACAATTTAATTGACAGAATGAAAGGTGTTGCTGATATATTTGAAAAAGATGATAATGGTAAAATTATAATTGAAAAAGGTACTCCTAAAATAAATCAAGAAAAGTTTCAGCAGTTGTTAAGTCAACCTGAAAATAAAATAATGTTAAATAAGCTTGCTGATATAGCAGCATTATCAGGAGATAAAGAAGATTATAGTTTAATTCAATCAATATTAGATTACAATTACTTTCAACCTTTCTTTGAGCAAGGTCAAGAAGGTATTCAAATTTTAAAAAATCATATTACAAGTGAGCTTTCTAAAAGTGAATTAGAAAAACAAGATGTTGAAGAGTTACTTGGTTTAACAGGTTCTACAACACAAGCTCAAAGAATGTCAAATTTATTACAAAGAGTTGATGAGTATTATGAACTTTATGACAGTGTTGATAATAGACATGAGTTTGATATGCCAACTTTACAAGGTGGTAGTAAAAGTGATAGAGCTGCATTTAGTCAGTTAATTAGAAATAAAAAGTTAGAAAAAGTAGTTTTAAATTCAGAACTTAAAAAAGTTACTAATAGTTTAAATCAACAAATATTTAATATTGTATCTAAAAATCTTGTAGATAAAGAAGATCCTACAACTCCTGTTGAATTATCTGAATCAGATAAAAAAGAACTAGAACTTCTTTATGGTAAAGAAAAACAATATAAAGAACAACTTAAAGATCTTTTAGAAGATGAGAAAGCTTTATATAGTAAAGAAGCTATTCAAGAAGAATATAATAAATACTTAGCTGATAAAACAAATAAAGAAATTTCAAAACAAGAATCTGAAATTACTGATAAACAAGTAACAGATAAATTTGCTAAAGATTTAGCTGATGCTGGTTATAAGATGGATATAGAACATACTCTAGATCCTGAAGTTAAAGCTAAACTTTCTCCTGAAGAACTTCAAAAGTTTAAAGGTGATGATAGATTTTTTTACTTTGAACTTAATGGTAAAGAGTATGAAGCATATTCTGAAAGAGATGTTACAACTGGTAAATTAAAAAGATTATATAGAGATTCTTTCACTAAAGAAGTTAAAGGAGAATTTACTATTGACTTTTTAAAAAAGAATAAAGGTGTTAGAATTATAAACAAGCAGGAAGCTTTTTTAAAAAGAAAACTTGAAAGAATAAGAAGAAGTAAAGTTGCTAAGCTTAGAGCATTTGAAGTAGTATATGATAAACTGTGGACAAGTTTATCTGAAAATAAAGGTATGCTACAAGATGCTGTAAATAAAAGAGTTCAGATTAAAAATGAAATAGAAATTTATCAAAACTGGATTAAAGAAATCACTAATGAATTTGGTAGAGCTAATAATGGTAAAGCACAAGAAAAGAAGCAACTTCAAGCTGAAATTAAAAGATTAGAAGGATTACTTGAAGAAATTGATAATCAAATAACAGATTTAAATAGTATATATGATAGTTTAACTCAACAGTTAGATTTATTATATAGAATAAAAGAAGATTTTGAAATTAATAAACAAGATGGTAAGTTTAAAACTGAACAAGATAACATTTTGTTTGATGAATTTACAAGATCAATTTTAAATGAAATAAATAAAGAGCTAGAATCTTTAATAGAAGAAGAAAGACAGTTAAATGAAAATCTTCAAAAAGCAGAACAAGCTGTAGCTAAAGCTGAACAAGAATTAAATAATGCTCTTGACCTAAGAACAGAACTTCAAATAATACTTGAAGACCTTAATAGAGTTAAAGATATTAATGAAATTATTCAAGCATTATTAACAGCAGATTTTGTATCTGATACTAATAAAGATGGTTCACCTAACAAACTAAAATTAATAGCTGCTAGATACAAACCTCTTAAGTTAATATTTAGTTCTATTGAAAAACTTAGAAATAATGTTATTACTGATGAAGAGTATATTAAAATTATACAAATAACAAATAACTTATTAACAGATCAGTATTTAGGATTTGGTGTTGAAGGTTTATCACAATTAACAAGTGATATTAAATCTGCAGCTAAGAACGCAAATCAAATACCTTTAAGTGTTGAAACACAATTTTATGTAGATAATCATTATTTCTATCCAGATAGAATGATTGATAAAATTGTTAGTCATAGACAAAGGTTATTAGAATCTGCAACTAAATATTACTTTGATTTATCTGAACAGCAAATAGCACAGATGGGTCCTAGAGAAATAAGACTTCTAGAAATTACTCAAAAAGAAAATGATTTAAAAACTTTAATGAATGATTTATTCATTCAATATAAAAATAAATTAAATAGAACTCCTGGTCAACCTATTAACTATAATAATCAAGCACCTACTGGACAAGCTCCAACAGTTTATGAAGAAGAAGAAGTAGGAGGTAAACCTGACTTTAGTGGGTTTCTATCAAATTATATATTTAGATCTATTGCATTAGATTTAGCATATGATGATAAAACTAAAAAGACATCATATCCTGATAATAATGAAGGTCTGCCTGAACTAAATGAGAATGATGAAAACTATAGAAGGTTAAGTACATTTATAAAAAATAATCCTGACTTAGCTAAGAAATATAATGTTAGATTCTTTATAGGTAGAACAGATCAAGATGGAAATGTTACTGTGTCTCTTGGTGGTGGTCAAACTAGTTCAGAGTTATTAAACTTATATAAAGCAATACCAGAAGGTGAAGAAGGTAGAAAACCAGGTGATTTGTCAATAGGATTTTATTTAGAAGATGAAAAAGGTAATCCTGCAACTGAAACATATGCTAACCAAACTAAACTAGTTGTAGGTTTTATTCCTAAATCAATTACAAGTAAATCTGGTGCTCTTAGAATTAATAATGCTGCAGCTGTTAGTTTAATTACTAATGGATTTAATATTAGAAAAGATGTTAAGTTTATTAATAATTATGAAGTTAAAGAGAAAGATGGTGTTTATACATTTGCTGCTAAAAATTATGGTAAAGATGTAGATGTTACTGTTACAATTAAAGATGGTAAAGCTATTATTGAAACTAGATATGATGCATTTATAGCTGGAACATCAGCATTAGAAATAAGTGAAAGTGATGCTGAGATTGTTGCTGACTATTTAAAAGATGGTAGTAACTATGCTATGTCTAAAGCTGGTAAAAAAATAGTAAGTCTATTAATGAACTCTAAAATAAAGTATCAAAGTAATATTGTTCTTAATAGTGAAAAGACTAATAATATTGAAAACAGTGGTGTATATGAATTATATGGTGAAATAACTATAGATGAACTTATTGCTAAAGCTAAAGAAATTATAGCTGGTGATAAAGGTTTATATCAAGAACAAGTTATCAATACAATAGTTAATCATGTTGAAACTGAAAACAAGAAAGCTTATTCAGGTATTTCTTTAGTGACAGGTGGTGTTCCTATCATACAATATGAAACTGATGAAAATGGTAAACCAATGTTTAACAAACCTGTTCAACGTAAGATAACTAAAGCATTACCTGTTAAAGTAACTGAGAAAGGTATATTAGAAGGTGGTGATATTGAAGTTGTAGATTATACAACACAAACTTCATATACTCCTGGTAAAGTTATTTTAAAGATGGATAAAACTAATGAAGTTGTACCATTAACTCAAAGAACTCTTACTCCTGATGAAATATTAACTGCACTATATATAATGTCTACTGCAGATGAAGGTAATGTTAAAGCACCTGATTTTGGAGATAAGAAGTTTATGAGAATTAAAAAGTCTAGTTCATCTGATGAAATGCAGGCTATAGGTTCTTATTTAATGTTACCATTTAATAGTGAAAGTAATGTATCAGCTATTACTAGTTTATTGTATTGGGGAAGACAGTTAGATAAAAATTATATTGATCAACAAGGAAAAGAAATTCCTATTGCATCTGATAAGGTAAGTGAAATATTTTATCATAATGGTGAAATTCATTTTAAAAAGAAGTTAGAAGATGGTAAATGGATTCAAACTAGTTTGGATATATTAACTCTAAAGAAAGCACTTGCTTCAACAGATCCACTTCAAAATCCTTTAATTGGAGATTTAGTAACTTATCTTGCAGATAAAAGATTAAATGTTAATAAACAGTTGTTAGGTGAAAATACTCCAAACTTATATTTCCATCCTCAAGTTAAAAGAACTGCTGATGGTAAATATGAAATGAGTTACAAATCTTATCCAAGTTACAGAAGTTTCTTAGTTGATAGTGTATTAAGAACATCATTACCTAGTAAAGATAATTTTCCTAAATTTGCAAACAAGATGATTGTGTTTAAAAGAGTATCAGAAGGTAATACTATTAAAGTTCAACTTAATGAAAACTTTACAAAGCCTTCAGATAAACCTGAAAATAAGAAAGTTGTTGTTTCTAAAAAGAAAGAAACTAAAACTGAAACAGATACCTCAGAACTTAATTTATCTGATGAAGATAAAATTAAAGCTAAATTAAAAGCACAAAAAGAAAAACTTAAAGCTAAACTTAAAGCTTCTCTTTCAGAAGAAACTCCTGTTTCTAAAGAAGAGGAAGTAGCTGATGAAATAGAAAGTGATTCTACAGCTACTGTTTCTGATAGAAAAAAACAGCTTAATGAAATTAAAAACCTAGTAGCATCCACTGATGATCTGACATCTAAAATGGATGATATATTCAATGTTTTAGATGAAGCTAAATATGAATCTTGGCAAAATACATTAAATCAAACAGAACTTGAGAAAGATTTAAAAGACAAGTTGAGTAAAGCAAAGTCTGAAACAGAAGTTGCTAATATTGTTTCAAAATATCTTCTTTCTAAATTTATTAACGCAGAACTAGCTGCTTTAGAAGGTAAACCTACTGAAACTAAAGAAGGAGAAACTAAGTTACAAAAGTTTAGAAGAAGAGGTGTTAGTGGTTTGTCTGCTCCAAGTACAAAAGCAGAAAAAGCAATGATGCAACAACAAGCTAAAAACTGTAAAACAAAATGACATACTGTATAGTTACTTCATCTAAAGAGTTTAAAGACTTAGAATCAAAAGCTACTGTAAATTCAGATGTACTTGCTGCAAAGATTGCTTTATGGCAACAGCAAAATAATACTGATAGATTTCCTACATTAAAAGAATTAGGTGTTGAAGAAAGAGTATCTGTTAAATTAGGAGTGGCAGAAATATTTGAATCTAATCCTGAATTAGCTACTATAGGTACATTAGAACTATACTCTCAATATCTTGACACTATATTTCCTAATAGTAAAGAAAAAGATATATTTTATCACGGGCTTCCATTTATTGAAAACAAGGATGATTTTTTTAGAGATAGTGAAGATGATGGATCAGTAGGTAGAGACAATGAAGTAAACATTAGACTTTGGAATTATTTTTTTAAAAATAGAGATAGAGCAAGAGATTATGGTGACCAACAATATGCTGTAATTTTAAATTTTTCAGCAGATTTTGATTCTAAAGAATTAGCTTATAAAGCTAATCCTACTTTTTTAACAAATGATTCAGCAATAGTTATTGCTCAAGGTGGAGATGAATATGTAGTAAAATCTAAAAAACAAATTCACATATTAGGTTCTAAACAAGATATAGAAGGATTTAAGAAGTTTGCACAAGGTAAATCTAGAAAAGCAAGTTTAAGTAAACCAGAATATAGAAAAGATGTTACAAAATCTCTTGAAAGTTTAAATGTTAATTATCCTGATGAAGTTGTTCATTATAAAAATAATGAAGAAGTTTTTTTAAATACAATTCCAAAGTGGTATGATTTAAAAAACAATTCTTTAGCTTTAATAGCAATTGCAAAAAACTTAAATATAGATACATCTAATTTTGAACAACTATATAATAAACATAGAAATCATTATAAAGCTTTTAAAGCATATTTAAAATTAGAAGGTATTTCTGATGAAAATTATTATTATAAAAAAGAAGATGGTGAATCTTATTTTATAAATAAGTATGGAGAAGAACAAAAAGTTATAGGAGAAGATTTAGAAGGATTTATAGTATTAAATGAACCTTTTATATCTAAAGCAGCTCAAGAAAAAGTAAAAGACTTTGTAGATAAAAGAGAAATTAATTTTCAGTCTATGAATACATATAATGACTGGAAAAATGCATTATTAACTCTTCAAACAAATATAAAAAATAAATTATCAAAACCTTTAGAATATAAAAAAGGTGATTTTACAAAAGCTGAAAAATACTTAAGAGAAAAACTTGGTATGTCAGCTAATGAAATTGTTAGAGTACAAGGTTTAGTTGATGGTAATGCTTTTGGTAAAATACTTAAAGATGGTAAAATACTTTTGTCAGAATCATTTGAAGAAGGTACTGAGTATCATGAAGCATTTCATAGAGTATGGAATTTTTATTTAACTCCTGAAGAAAGATCTAGATTGTTAGATCAATTTAAATCAGATCCTGATTATAAATCTAAAATACAATATCTTACAAAGAGTTATCCAGATCTTACAGAAGATGATTTAATAGAAGAATACTTTGCAGAAGATTTTAGAGATTACAATTTAGCTAAACCTAAGCCATCTAACATATTTGAAAAGATATATCAGGATATAATTAATTTCTTTGATAAACTTTTAAAAGCTTCACCTAAAGACATTAAAGAACTTTATAAACTTATTGATGAGGGTAGATACTCTAAAGCTAAAAAGCTTGTTGAGAATACATCTGTTGAAAAAAATAGAGCAATATCTATTAACAGTAGAGAATTAACAGCTACTGAAAAACATGAGTTGTTATTTGCAATGGATTATTATTTTGCTAAAATATTATTTACTCCAAGTGTTATAAAGAATTTTACTAAAGAATTTAATGGAGAGTTTGTAAATGGAATATTTGATATTGCTGAAAGCAATTATACTTCTGATCAAATTAAAAATGTATATGATGTTGTAATTAATCAAGTATTAGATGATCTTGAAATATCTAATAAAATTGAATCTAATGAAATTTTAGAAGCATTTAATGAAGATCCTGATAATGCATTTGTTAGTTTAATTAAAGAACATTTAAGTAGATTAAGTTCTTTTAATATAAAAACTTTAGAAGAAAAGACTTCAGACATTATTACTAAACCAGATAAACTATCAACTGAAACTGATAATCTTACTGAAGATAGAACTGCAGAGGATTTAAAAGAAGAAGGTGATAAGATAGGTAGATCTAATCTTGATATTATTCCAGCTATTGAGTTTAATACTAAAGACAGCATGCCTAAAGCTATTAAGCTTTTAATTAGTGCATTACCTGATAGAAATAAAGACTATAGTCTAAAGAGATCAAATGTACTTAACATTGTTCAAGCAGGTAGTTGGAACAATAATGTTAACATTCTTAAGAATTCATTAGCTACATTACCTGCAGATATTAATATATTTATTGATAAGATTAAAGAGTTATCTGAAAAATATCCTCAGTTTAATGATTTATTAGATTATTTAAATGATATTAATGTTGATGATATAATTGATAACAATCAACCTATTACTGATGATGTAAAGACAATCTTAGATTTAAGAAGATCTTTTGTATCAGAGTTTGCATTAACTAAATATAATTTCTATACAGGATTATTAAAGAATGGAAACATGGTTTTTATTCCTGCTAATAAAGAAAATTATATTAGCACATTGTTAAATGAAGCTAAAGTTAAATTTAAAAAGAACTATTCAGAGTTTACAGGATTTAAACTTAAAGGTGATAAAGATGCTAACTTTTTAGCAATGTTAAAAGATCCTAATGTAAGTTTAGAAGAAAAGTTTGAAGTCTTAGGACTTGGATCATTATCTGATGTTAGTGAAGAAGGTTTAAATATTATTAAAGATGAAGTTAGTAAGATTTTAAATCTAGTAAAAGTAGATAAGGTTTCTAAAATATATGATGGTGAATATTCAGTAAGACTAAATAAAATAATAAATGTTATTGCTGAATCAAAATCTGAAAATACTGAACTTCAGTTTATGAACATTGATGGTAAACCAGTATATCTTATTAACCTTAATACTTATCAAACCATAATTGCTGATACTATTAACTATTATATAGATTTAGTTAATAATGATGATTCTATTGATCCAATAGAAAAAAGAGATTATAGAATAGAATATTTAAAAGAAGCTCTTCCACATATATTTAAAAATAATCAAAGTGAAAATTCTAGATGGATACAAAAAATTTATAATGGTGAAAAAGTAGAGTATGCTATTGTTGAAGGTTTAAAAGATGTTACCTTAGATAAAGCAACACATGTTTCAGATTTAAAAGAAGGTGACTTATTTTCTTTAAATCTTAATATGACATTAAGTGGTCTATCACCATCTCAAAAACATTCAGATAGAAGTTTATTTCCTGTTTATAAAATAGGTACAAACAGTAGTATATTAACACCAGAAACTAACATTAACAATGTTGTAAGTCAAGCTAAGGATGTTATTACAGGTTATTTGATAGATGAATTAAATAAACCAAAAGGTGACTATTCATATATGGATAGAACTTTGAAGGATGAAAAAACCTATAAAGTAAAATCATTCTTTTCAGAAATTATTCCTTACAATGATTTTAAAGACCTAGTTAAAGGAACACTTCAACCTACTGACAAGTATATTGCAGATAAAATAACAAATTATTTAAAACAAAGTGTAATCTCTGAAGACATTAAAATGTTTAAAGAGTATGGTTTAAATAAAACTTATAAAAAGGTAGAAGGATTTGGTGAGTATGCTGAAACAATTTATGAACAAACAGCTATTGGTATATCTGAAGAAATAATATCTAAATCTTTGTTTAATAATGATTGGGAATTAGCAGTATCATATGCAGCATTAGAAAGTTTCTTACAGAAGTATGAGCAATCTATATTATTTGTAGGTGATGTTACAGCTTATAAAGAATCTAAAGATTTACCTAAAAGATTGAACACACAATCATCTACTGGTAAATTAAGTCTTATAGGAAAGGAAATTGATTATCAAGTTAGAAAATTAAATTCTGAATCTCCAGTTAAAATAGGAGATACTACTTATACTTATAAAAAAGATTATGATGTAAACATTATAAGAGAGTTAGTTATTTCAGATCCAGCTGTAAAATCATATTACTATGATAATATTAAACAAGCTATTAAAGATAAACTTCTAAAAGACTTTAAAGGTGATGAACAAAAAGCTGAACAATATGCAACATCATATGCTAAAGCTTATCAAGAATATACAGAAAATGATGGTTTCTCATATATTAACATGTTCATGGCTAGAGAGTTTGAACTTAGAACTGATGAGTGGAATGATGCTAAACAAAGAAACTTTGATTTACAAGTTAAGTTTATAAACAGTGGATATGATTTAGATTCTATTAAAGATGATTTAAATATTCCAGATGATGTTAAAGATATTGGTGAATGGTTATTTAAAACCTATGCACCATTAACTATTAAAAAACCACAGTATGTAGGTCCTAATGACTTTACAACAACTGATGAGGTTGGTTTAAATGTTATAGCTGGTAGAAAGACAGCTTATCTTCCATTAATGCCTACAGCTATATATGATGTAGCTTTAAATGCAGTACATGAATTTATGATAGCTAACTCTATTGATGTATTACATATGGAGGGTGCTGCTAAGTTTGGTATTAAACAAATGAGACCATTATATACAGAAGGTAATTGGGATCTTCAAGAAATTACAGAAGATCAAATTGGTAGATTACCTTGGAAGTATATGAAGAATCAGGTTAAGATTAATAACATTCCTAAAAATAAAATTACAAGTTCTACTCAGGCTAGAAAAAATATACTTGAAGGATTTTTTGATAAAGGTGTTCCTTCAGATTTTCCAGGTACTAAAGAAGAATGGGATTCTTTAAGTGAAGAACAAAAAGAATCAGCTTCTCCTGTATATTCACTAGTTAGAAAATATGAAAAAGTTCAAAATACAATTATTAATAGATCTATAGATAATCTTTTAGAAGAACTTGATGCTCAAGTTTATCCTGATGAAATTAAAATATCTGTTAAAAAATTAAGAGATGTTTTAGTTGAAGCTGCTAAAGATAGAAACTCTGCAGATAATGTTATTGAAGCTGCTGAAAAGTTTTTAGAAGATGTTAAATATGTAGAGCTTATTCCTAATAGTAATAAGATAGAACCTATTCTTAATGCATTAGTAACTAATAGAGTACTTGTTCAAAAGAGATTAGGTGACATGGTTCCTCAAGCTGCTGTTACAGGGTTTGAGTCAGGACCTAGACAATATGATGAAGATGGTACTTTAAAATCTGATTCAGATGTTCTTAAGTTTTATGAAATAAATAAAGATGGTAGTATATCACCTGCTGAAATTATTATTCCTGTAACACCAGAAATATTAAAAGCAGCATTTACTAAATACAACACTAGAAATATTCTTGAAGCTGTACAAAAGTTAAATTCTGATATTGCTAAAGGTGACCTTGAGGTTATAGCTAAAGGTCTTCGTATTCCTAATCAACAGTTTTCATCTAATGATGTATTTAAGATTAAAAAGTTCTTGTTACCAATGATGCAAGGTATGGCTGTAGTTCCATCAGAGCTTGTAGCTAAGACAGGTGGTGACTTTGATATTGATAAAATATCATTATACTATTATCATTTAGATAAAGATGGTAATAGAATTAAATATTATGAAACTCATACTGATGAATTGTTTGATAAGTTTCTTGAAGACAAAGGTGTATTTAAAAAGCAAGGTGACATTAAGACAGATCCTAACTATAAAAGTTTTGCATCTAGATTAGATAATCTTGAAGCAGCATTAAATGCATTAGGTCAAGAAGCTATTAATGAGTTTATAAAATATGCCAATGAAACTACTGGTAAAGAAGCTACTACATCTAAAGAAGCTAAATCTAATTTAAGAGAACAGCAACAAAATAATCAAAATACAATTGATGAAATTCAAAAAACACTTGATGCATCTGGTAGAAAAACTAGAAAACAAGCTGTTGAAGAAGGAGTATTTCTTGAAAACTTTGATAATCTTGTTGCACAACAAAAGTCTTTAATAGGACAAAATAAATTAATTCAAAGACAAATAAATGATTTTTATGCTCCTACTCAAGAAGAAAAAGATCTAGAAGCTAAAAGAAAATCTGCAATTAAAGCAATTAGAACTAGAAAGAAAAACATTAAAGAAGCTTTTAGAGAAGAGTTTGAAGCTACACCTGTTGAAGAAATTAATAGTCAAAAGGCTTTAGAAAATCATTTCTTGGATATTGAAATCCAAATGTTATTACATCCTTCTCAAGCTAAAAATCTTTACTCACCAGTAGCAGATACACCTTTAGCATCAAGTAAATCAACCTATGTACCTAAAGAAGGTATACCAATGACTAGATTGTTTACTGAAGCATTTAATGTTAAAGCATCTATTAGATTTGTATCTGGTAAAGCTGGTGTAGGTCAATTAGCTACTTGGATTAATCTTGCAGACTTAGCTCAGAGATATGGTGTTAAACTTAATCCTGAATATCCTGCAGTTCAAATTAATATTGAAGGATTTACTTCTAATTTAGATTTAGGTAATAATCTTGATGAAGTAGGTGAATCTGTATCAATAGTACTATCTGCACTACTTACATCACAAGTAGACTTAGTTAAAGATCCTTATGCTGAAATATTAAATATTGTCAATCAAACTCTTGATACAATATCTTACATGGTATTAAGAGGTATATCTATTGAGAATATTATTCATATTATGAAGCATCCTTATATTTCAGAATTCTTAAAAGAAGAAAGGATTAATCAATCTATGATTATTAAATCTACTGGAAGCTTTAAAAAAGGAGGTTTTGTTAAAAGTAATGCTGATTTAAAAAATCAATTTGGAGTTTTAGATTATGAACCATCTATTATTACAATAGATCAAATTAAGTCTAAAGATAAATCTATATCAAAAGATGTATTAGCATTGTTCTTAAATTTAAGAGAACAAGCTAAAGAAGTTAATAAAGTAAAAAGATACTATTCACCTGATACTAAATATCTTAAAGATAGAAATGGTGTTATTGCACTTAATGATTTATATCAAGAAATAAATGATGTACCTTTTCCAATTATAACATTAGATGAACAAAGAAAATTAATTAGTAATGATTCAATTATAGAACCTTTCTTTAAAGGAAGAGAGTTATATAATGATCTATATGAAAGATTTTACTTTGTAGATAAACTAAAAGTGTATCAGGCATTTAAAACTACATTACCTAAACTTTTATATCTAACAACAACAGATAAAGAAAAATTTTATAATAAGTTAGATCAGCACTTAATTACATATTTTATTCAAAACTTTTATTCAGTAATTGAAAACTATAGTTTTGATGAAATAATGAAAGGTAAAAACTCTTTAGCTAAAGGTTTATTTGATTTAAAAGATAATCCTAAGTTTAAAGACAACTTGTTTCTACAAAACATATTTGTATTATTAGAAAATGGTTCTGCAAAATTAGATAACTTTAGATCTTTTAAAGGTAAAGGAACTACATCATTTATAAATGAACAAGCTGATTCTTTTGAAGAACTACCTTTAGAAATTCAAAACTTAATAGAAATAGGAAATATATTCCAATCAGGTACTTATAATTCAGTATTTCAATTAAATAAATTTTTACCTTACACATCACAAAGTAAAATAGTTTCTGATATTAATGATGTTATAGATGCTATATTAACAGATAGTGACTTTAGATCTGAGATTATAAATGAGTTTGCTCATAAGTTTTTATTAGCTAATACTGAATATCTACCTGAAGATTGGAAGTTTAATCCTAAATATAATTATTCTAATATAACAAGCTTCTTTCCATATGCTATAGATAATAATAATAAAGTACACTTAGTAATTGATGGAAGTCTAACATCTCAAATAGTTACTCCAATAGGTAATTATCAAGGTGTAGATTATAGAAAACAAGTTCCTATTACAGATAATTTTGTTGAACTTGCAAGTGCCTATGTTGAAAAAGCTAGTGTAAATGAAGATACTGGATTATTAGTTTCACCAGTTAAAAAAATAATAGCAGGTGGACAAACAGGTATAGATCAACTTGGTCTTATGGTAGGTAAGGCTTTAAAGTTAGAAACAGGTGGAATAGCTCCTAAAGGTTATAAAACTGAAAAAGGACTTCAACCTTCTTTAAAAGAAGAATATGGTTTAGAAGAAAGTATATCTTCTGATTATTCTGTAAGAACAAAATTAAATGTTCAGAATTCAAATGGTACAGTTTTATTTGGTGATATTACTTCTACAGGTAGTAAATTAACTTTAAAATTATTATCTGAAAGTGGTAAACCATTTATTGTAAATCCTACAGCTATTGAATTAAAAAATTGGACAATTGAAAATAATATAAAAGTTTTAAATGTTGCAGGTAATAGAGCAAGTAAGCTTACTGAAAAACAACTTGAAGTATATAAAAATGTTTTAATAGATGGTTTATCTAATCAATTAGTTAAAACTGAAGAAGAAAGTGATATCTTTGTACCTACAGAAGGTCTAAAAAAAATAAACCCATATGCAACTAAACCTGGTGCAAAACCTGAAGTGCAAGATGGAACTGATAAGATAAACATTGACAACTTTGATAGCTTCTTTCCTCAATTTGCAGACATTTCAATAGATGAAAAAATTCAAATGTTGAGAGCTATGAGTCAAGAAGAAATTGATAAAATATGTAAAATTGGATAATGAAAAAATGTGAAACAAATATATCACTTTCTGAAGCAAGTGATGCTATAAGAAATAATATGATAGCTAATCTGTTTTTAGGTAAAGCTGAAACTCAACAAGAAGCTATTAATAGACTTGAACTATTACAAAGAATTTTTGAATCTAGAGAATATAAGGGTAAAAGAGGTTATGGTATTATAGGTGTTTCAAGTGAACAGTTTTTTATTTCAGAAACTTTTACTAGTGAAGCTAAAGAAAAATTTGAAAGAAAGAAAGGTAAGTTAAAAGCTGAGGAGATAAATAAAGACCCAATGTCTATTGCTCAAAGAGAAGTTGGTACATACTTACACAATACTCTTGAGAGTTTAGTCCAAGCAATTGCAAGCACTACATATAAAGATAAAGTTTTAATTAAACAGGGTACTTATAAAACAGTAAGTGAGCTAAGAGCTGAAACTCAGTTAAATGAAACTATATTTAATACATTATATAAAACAGCTAAAGCATTAATAGATGATGCTATTAGTGTTCAAACTAAAAAAGATCCTACTGGTAAAGTATATATTGCACCTGAACAAAGATTATTAGCATCTAGTAAATTAGCAGGTACAGCTGACTTAATATTTTTATATTCAGATCTTACAGCAGATCATTATGACTATAAATCTATGACAGCTAAAAACTCTAGTGTTGAATATAAAGATGGTAAACAATATGTTGTAGATCCTAACTGGATTCCATTTTATAAATATGAAGATTGGAATACTCAATTACCTAAAACTACATTTTCATTATTAAATGTTATTGGTATAAATGCAGTTGAAAAATCTAGAATTGTACCTATTCAATTAGTTCTTGAAATTAAAGATGGTAAAACTAATGGTAAAGTAAAACAAATAGAAACTTTTGCCTCAGCTAAAGATTATTTAACTCAGATACCTGTTCAAGAAAAAACTGGTATAAAGTCATTAGATGAAAAATTAGAAAAACTTTATATACTTAAAAACAATGCTACAATAGAACTTGGTGAAAAAATATCTAGAGAAAGAAAAGAATATCTAAAATCTAGAATTGATAAACTTACAAGAGCCATTAATGCTGTTATTGTAGAAAGAGATATCAAAACTCTTGTTGATGATTATACTAAAGTAATTAATAAGTATTCTACATTTGATAATAAGAGATATGCACAACTTGTAAATATAACTGAAGAAAAAATTAAAGATAAGAATAATGAAAACTATCTTAATTTAAAACAACATCAGGAATTAATTAAAGAATTAAGTATTATATCTTCTATCATTGCAGGTTCATATGAATTCTATGATAGAATGGGTATTGAAGAATCAGATTATGCTAAATACAGACATCAAATAGAAAGACTTCAAAATAATATTGATATACTTACAGATCAATTAAAAAATGAATTAATTAAAAGACTTGATTTAACTTCTACAAATATTGAAGAAATTCAAAATGCTAAAGGTATTGATGGTGTAAGTCAGCTATTTAACACATTTGGTGAAATACAACATCCTATATTTAGAGAAGCATTTAAGAAGAAAAGTAAAGTAGAATCTGAAGCTAAAATAAAATTATTTAATTTTAAAGAAAAGCTTAAAGAGGTTACTGTAAAACTTGAAAAGCATGCTCAAAACTCTGGTGTAGGTATATTAAGAGCTTATGATAAAATCATTAATAAAGAAACAGGAAATCTTTTTGCAAAGTTTAATCCTGAGTTTAATGCTAGAATGAAAGAAGCTAGAGAGAAAGGTGATGCTAAAACTCTTGATAAATATTTTAGATTAAAGGAAGACTCTGAGGACAGACATAATAAATGGTTGTTAAAAATAATTGGTGATAATGGTTGGACTGTTGAAAAAGATGAAAAGAAAATAAAAACCTTTTTAGATAATAATTCTTTAGAAAAATATAAGTTTGATCCTAAAAATTATGCTTGGTATTATGAATTAAAACCTGAATATAAAAACTCATTATCATCAGAAATATATTCTAAAGAGTATTTAGAAATACAAAATACACCTGCTTTAAAAGAATATTATGATTTTTGGACAGAGTCCATGAAAAGTTTTAGAAAATCTTTAGGTATGGAAAATGATTACTCAGTAGTTCCTGATAACTTTATTCCATACTTTAGAGCTAGTCTAATAGAATCTATTTATAATGGTACTGCTGGTAAAACAGCATGGCAAAATCTTTTGTCAATGTGGACAAGACAGGCAGATAGAGATGAATTTGGATATTATACTGAACTTGCTAGAAGAAAAAATGTTGAAACTGGAGAAATAGAAAATGATATACCAATCTTTGGTATACATCCTTTATATTCTAAAGAAGGTGTTATAGACAATTCATTAAAATCATATGACCTTTCAAGAACACTTTTAACATTTGCTGATGTAGTTTTTAATTATGAAGGTTATAAACAGATAGAAGCTGAAATAGAAGTGTTAAGTGATATGATTGCTACATCTGGTGTGAGTAAACAAAAGGGTGCTAAATTATTTACTAAAGTAACAGGTCAACAATTAGATGAAGCTCAGTTGTTTAGAAAAACTGTTTTATACCATATTTATGGTATTAAAGAACAAGGTGAGCATATTGGTAAAGATTGGACCAATAGGTTAAATAAATTTAATAATTTCCAAAGATTAACTAAACTAGGTCTTGAACCTATTGCTCAAGGAGCAGCATCATTATCTTCTAAAATAATGTCTTATTATGAAGGTAAAAAAGGTTTTTATTATACTGTAAAACAGATGAAAAGAAGTGAAAAACTTCTTACTAAAACTTTTACTGATAAAGAAGGTGAAGGTAAACTTGTTACTGCTATACTTCAATACTTTCAGTTTGATGGTAAGCATGTAAGCTTACAAGCAAATGAATTACCTGATAATAGACTAATTAAATTAGCTAATATGGGATTACCATTCATTGGTTTTAGAATGGGTTCTGAATGGATTGATAATAGTTTAGGTTTATCTATGATGCAAAACTATGGTATTGATGCTAATGGTAGGTTGAGAAGATTAGCAACATTACCTGAAGGTTCTAAATCATTATTTGAAAAAGCATCTATTAAAGATGGTAAACTTGAAATTGAAGGTATGACATTAGATATCTATAATGAATTAACAAATTCAGTTAGAGGTGTTTCTAGAACAATTAAAGGTGAACTTTCAGATCAAGACCAAAGAGCTATTAATTTTCAAATTTTAGGTAAGTTATCAATGACTTACAAAAACTGGTTACCTGATTTATTTAAAGAACATTTTAATGGTATTAGATACAATAACTATACTAATGCTGTAACTGTTGGTAGATTTTATGCAGTATATGATAGTTTAAAAGATGATGAATCTAAAAAGTTTTTACTTTTAAATAAATCAGCTTGGATTGGATTAGGTAAACTTGCACTAGATGTACCATTAAGTTTATTTACAATGGGTAAAGTTAGAACTTTTAAAGCTAATGAATCTAGAGCAAGAGCTTTGTTTGAAAAGTTTAAATCTGATAATATGTATGATAAAAGAATTCAAGAATATACTTTTGAAGAATTCTTAGATTATTATAATGGTCAAATTAAATCTATGGTAACTGAATTACAAGTTTTATTAGTATTAATTACTTTAGGAATGTTAGCTGGAGGAGATTGGGATGATGATGGTAAAAAAGATTATAAACAATACTTGTTATTAAATTGGACTTACAGAACTATTAATAGAGTTAAACGAGAACTTGGTTTCTTCTATGGTTCAGAAGGTGTTGATATATTATTTCAAACATCTATGCCAGTAACATCAGTAGCACTAGATGCTAAAAAAGCATTACAAAACTTTGTAGATCAAGCTTATCATGATATTAGTGGTGAAAAAGATCCTTATGACAAAACTGGATATTTTTATTATACTTCTAAACAAATACCATTTGTCTACTCTGCTAAGAAAATGATAGACATTGAAAGAGATAAATAATAGAAGGTCTAAAAAAAAGAGGGGCGGTAGCCCCTCTCTTATTTTAATTACCTGTACTTCCAAAGCCACCTTCACCTCTTTCAGTAGAAGATAATTCTTCAACTTCTTGAAAGTCAATCTGTGGATAAGGTAGTATAATTAACTGACCTACTCTATCTCCTGGTTTATAGAATGAAGTATCAGGAATATGTTTAAATCTAAATTTAATCTCTCCTCTATAACCTGAATCAATAACACCAACAGAGTTAGTTAGAATTAATCCAGAGTTACTTATAGAGCTTCTAGGAAATAATAGACCTACATATCCTTCAGGAATTTCTACAGATAATCCTGTACCATACTCCATATAACCATATTCTGCTCTATCAACTTTAGCTAATGTTGTAGCTGTTAAATCCACAGCAGCATCCCCAGCTTTAGCATATGCTGGAGTTACTGCATTAGGATCAAGTTTTTTAAACTTAACTATCATTTTACACCAAATAAATATTTAACCCAATTAGGAATAAGGTTTAACTTTTTTTCTAACATACTACTATTCATAGATGAAGTACCTAATTTAGATCTTAGATCTCTAACTTCAAATCTAAGGTCATTAATCTTGTGATTAAGATCTTTAATAATAGTTTCTGAAGCTTTAAGACCATTTTCTAATGAAATAATCTGTGAGATTTTTTGATCAATTAAAGATTGATGTTCTTCAAAGCTAATTGTTGATATTGTTTCAACAATTGTAGAGTCACTTTTAGCTACAACTCTTTTACGTGGTTTGGATTTCTTATCTTCCATTTTTAGTTATTGATTTTATTGTTTGTTCAAAAGGATTACCTTCAATATTTTGTACCAAAGATAACATTTCTTGTGCTATTTCTCTAATCTCAACTTGAGCATGTTCACTATTTCTAAGTTTTAGAAAGTTAGCAAAACTTCTCATGTTAAACATTACATCAGCTTGTATTTGTGAGTTATAAGTTTTAAAAAACCTTGCTGACTCTTTAGCTCTTTTTCTACCAAGAATAGGAGTTAAATCTTCTAAACACTGATGATATAGTTGATTACCTAAATATGTGTAGTTTTTTAAAACAGACAACCATTCAGATTCTCCTCTTTCAGCAAAAGGTACTTCAGTTTCACCATAAGGTAATATTTCAGGATAAACATTTTCAGTACACAATATACCATTCCAATCTTGAGGTAAGTAAAACTTATCTTCTTTTAACTCTTTATACCTTGCTGATTCTGCATTAATAGAAGCCATCCTATGCTTTAATAAATGTATATGGGATGCAATATCACAATTAACCAAGAAGTGCACTGTAGCCTTCTCAAATGGTGTTTCATGACCATTGCTCCACAACATATCTATTAGAGCAGGTATTCTCTTAACCTTATCTTCTGATAGTTCCCTAGAGGTGCTTGTCCATGCAGAACAAGCTATTACCTCATCAGAACCATAGAATCCTAATAATTCTACTGTATTATTCATATTATAAAGTTGTTACTTCACAGGCTCCACCTGCACAGGCTGCTTGATCCATTAAAGAAGTTGAATCATCTTCTTCCATAACTTGAGTTAAATCAATAGATGATAGTTGTTTAACAAGTTCATTATATTGATTCTCAGTTATATCCTCAAAAGGAGCTTGACTGTAAGTACCACCATCAAATGGTAGAACTGATAAACCATTGTAATAAACTTTATTATCCCACATCCATTCACCTACAGTTTCCCATTCATCATTTTTAATAGAGATAGTAGCTGATACATTATGTGTATTGTTTCCACTGATATGTCCAGGTTTTATCCATTTGGTGGACACATCTTTAACTCTTGCTAATGTATCTAATGCAGACTCTGTTCTTAATACAGAACCTTCAGGTGCTTTAATAGGAATTTCTACTACTGCACTATTAGGAATCAACAAATGATCTTTAACTAAACTAGGATGGTTAGCTGCTAGATACTTATAAAGATCTTCTGATTTTGACATCTGCATTCTTCTGATATAGAAGTCATTATGCCAAGCATGAATACCACTTGCAGTACCTAACACACAAGATGTAGTACCTGATGGTTTAACACAAGTAGTTCTAGCTGCTGCATTAATACCAATACTTTGTGAAGTCTCAATATTAACAAGTTTAACTATTTCTGCAGCTTCTGTTAGGTCATACTTGAATACTTCCATAGAAGCAATACCTGTCATACCTACACCAATAAGAGCATCTTTTTCAGTAGTTTTCTTCCAAATAGGTCTTAAATAATGAAAGTCAGTAAATCCTGCTTGCAAAGTTCCAAAGAATGCTGCAGCAGATACTCTATCATTTAAGTCTTTTTGTGACTCTACATTACTTACATTAACCTCACACAAGTTACAAAACTGATATGGTCTTAATGCAATCTCACAGCATGGGTTAGTACCCCAATCTGCATCATTAGTAAAGTAGAATCCTGGTTCACCACTACCTGATAGTTCAATCTTTTTCCACAGATTTAAAAAGAATTCTTTAGTAATTCTATGTCTTACTAATACTGCAGAATTGTTAGCTCTACCACGTTGAGGGTTAGATTCCCACCAACTACCAAACTTACAAGTTAACATTGACTCATCATCTGCTGAGAACAAGCTAATTAAAGCTGCTCTACGGATACCACCTGCAAGAACTGCATCAGCAATATGACAAACTATATCATGTACTTCAATAGTTGATAGTTTTTCACCATCAGACTTTTTATCAAGTATTTGCTCTAGTTCAAATAGACAAGTTTTAAGTGGATCAGGACCAGGTGCTTTACCACCTGCAGTAATTAACCTTGTACCCTTCTGTCTAATATCACTAAAATCAAATCTAGGTTTAGTATTTCTATAACCTAAATAACTTCCAATCAAATGCTTAACTGCATCTGCCCACCCTTCAATAGAATCACCTACTAAGAACTTTTGTTCTTTAGATGGCTTTCTAATCTCAGGTAGTTTCTCAATATGTTTAAATTGTACAGAGTATCCTACACCTGTACCACCTAATAATAAAAACATTACTTCACCAAAAGCTCTGTAATCATCAATAGGTAAATAACAACAGTTGTAAATCCTTGCTTCATTCTTTTGAATAGCAGGACCTGCAAACTGCATTGCCCTCATAGAAGGTAGGATTTTCTTATCAAATATGTATTGAGCTTGATTAACAATCTTGTCTGCCATATGAGGGTATTTGTCTACCATCATCTGTACATATCTCATTACAATTTCATCATAAGTTTCTCTTCTATTTAGTTGAGGTAAGTATTTTGCATACTTATTAAAGGTCACAATTTGTGACAAGGTTTCTAATCCAATATCCATATAAATTATTTTTTAGGGGTGCCAAAGATATAAAAAACCCCTGTATGTTTCAACAGGGGTATTTTATTTAAATTGGCATAGGAATATTTATTGGAAGTTTACCATCCAATATTACAGCACAAGCCACTACTGGCTTTCTAGTGTTCTGTTTACCATATGCAAAAGCATATTTCTCATGGTCTATACCACAACCTACAGTTACTCCAAATATTAAATCCTTGTAACTTGCCAAGAATCTAGTATTCATAACTGTATGTAGGTGACCTATTACTGTAGATTGTCTGTTTTCTCTAGCAGCATTAATAGCTGCCATTTCACCAGACATACCAGTACCATGTTGATAAATAACACCATTTACTTGATGTACAAAATCCCATTCCCATGTTGGAGGACTTTGTAATAATTCCTGATATGTCTTTAACCAAGTTTTAGGTAAACCTGCAGAGAAAGCTTTTCTAAATGGTAATGCATCATGATTCCCAATACAAACTTTAACATTGGGAAATGTGTAATACCATCTTTTCATTCTTTCTAATGCAAGGTTAAACTCATCACCTGCAGACATACCTTCAGGGTCTTTCTCATGATAGCTAATAGCATGATTATCAACTGCATCACCTATATGAATTACAGTACCACAATCATACTCTTGTTGAATCTTTCTACAGAATTCAAGATAACCTTCCTTTGTAAAAGGTTCATGAGGGTCACCTATAACCAATACATTATCTGGATCTCCATCTAAGTATGGTTCTACCCAACCCTCACTATACTTTTCTACATTCCTGAAAAGTTCTTTAGCTAACCTAATTATCTCTGAATTACTTTCACCAGTAAGTTCACTGATTTTATCAGCTGACTTTTTATAATAACCTGGTTTTGATTTCAGAAACTCGTATACAAGGTTTATCCTTGCATTGTAACTTAATTTACTCATATAGTTTCTTTTTACAAATATAAGAAGATAATTAACTTATAATATCTTCAGGTTCATCTGCATTCTTATACTTGAGATAATAAGTTTCCTGTTCTAGATCAGGAATAGAAGATAGTTCTGCATCTTCTGGAAGCTTCATGTCTATCTTATTTTCTATTTCTAATCTTCTCCACTCTTTTTTATAAAGAACTCCTGCTGGACCAAATTTATCTGATGATGTAACTGAGTAAAAATCTAATATTTGTTTTTTATCTTCAGCCCTAAATTTAGAATATGCACCTTTGTCAAATAATTCTAATGATTTTTTAGATAAGTTTGATATTTCAAACACTATTATTATACTAAATTTATCATTATCAATTATTGAGTGAAAAGATGAATATCTTTTAAACTTATTCAATAATTCTTCAAATTGTGGATGAGGACTAAACTTATAAACTACAAAAATGTGAGTATCCAAATCAGGAAACTCTTCACAGTATCTGAATGCATTGACAAAATTACATTTAGGAAAGTGTTCACTATCCTTAAAGTCTGCAAGTTTGCCATTCTTATTTGCAATTAATGGAAGCAAATAAGCAACAGTTTTTGTTTTTATATTTTTTATTTCATCCAAACTCATATAACAAGATTATCTACATCAACATTTATTGGATTCAAAAACCCAGTAGCTAGAAAATCATCTTTTATTTTTAGACATACATAATTCTGATAAAACTTTGATATTCCATGATATTCACCATACTGATTAATGTATTCTTGAAAAACAATATTTCTCATAGATTCAACATCATCTATATTTAATAACAGTTTATCAGCAAAGGATTTACCTTTACCTTCTAAACCTTTAATATTATCTGCTGAGTCACCTATAATCATAGATTTCCAAAAATATAAATCAGCTTCTTCTTCAGTTACAGTTACCCATTCATTCTTTTTATAGTTATAATGAGTACCTTCTAACATAAGAAGGTCTTTATCTATAGCACAGATTATGCTACCATCAACCTTTACTCTGACACTATTTACCATATCATCAGCTTCAATACCATGTAATGCAATAAACTTCCACTTATCTATCATATGATTTTTAATATCTTTAAGATATTTAAGTGGTTCTCTATCCTTCCTATTAGCTTTATATTCAGGATATACTGCATTTCTTTCAGTACATTTACCAAAACCTACAAAGCCAATATATTTACTGACTCCAATAGTTATTAGTATATTGCTTATGATTTGATCAGTAGATTTTAAAATGTCTTCTAAAGATTTATCAAAAGTTTTATTATCAGAATCCCAATGTGCTATAAAACATATGCTATCAGCATCAATTACGGCTACTCTTTCTGATTGTAATTCCATGTTGAAGTAATTTTTTAATTATAAGATACCAGTCTTCTTTTCTTAATACCACAACCTCATCCTTTTCTTTCTTGTGAAATACTACGTTAACGTAATCTTCCCTTTCTGGTACAAGTTTGGGGATACTTTCTTCCATATCTTCAAGAACAAGAAAAACATTTAGACCTGATTTAACAGCTTTACATTGTATATTATAAGTAACACCATTGACATCTATTTTGGCATCATCCATAATTCTACTTGTAGCTCTTGTTGTAGCAGCTCTATCAAAACCTAGGTCTTTTAGCTCTTTAACTATCTTTCTTTCATAATTATGTCCTATTCTTCTAACATTAGGTTTAGACTTAATTTTTTCAGAAGGTAGTTCATTCTTATTCTTGATCTTCTTTCTATCTGGTTTCCTCATAAGTTTTGTTATTAGTAAGCATATTAATCACATCTTGATATGCTTCAACTTTACCTTCATAAAACCTTATAGTTAAATCATCAGCTGTAATAGTATCAAGTTCAGTTGCTACTCTATCACAAGCATCTCTTTTCTTATAAAGAACTTGAAGTAAAGATTCTATTAATTTATCCATACACAAATATATAAAAAGTGGGAGATAAAATCCCCCACTTAAGTTGTTAATGGAAATTAACCTTCAGTAACAAAAGCATTTACTTCTGCAGAATAGTTAGTTTCAGGATAGTTAGATGTAACTTCTGAAACAATAGTATTTGGAATGTCAGTAGTTGGTTTAACTGGCATGTCAAATACAGGATTAATTACATAATCAACTGTTGTAGCTGTTGGTTTAGCAAATCCAAATGTAACAAGTACATTTCTCATATCTTTAATAGATACACCAAAATGGTCTGCCATTGTTTTAATGTCTGTCTTGTATGCTTTAAAAGCAGCAACTTCTCTTTGTGAGATATTAATAGTTCTCATAATAAATAATCATTTAAATTTATTGTTAATTGTTTAGTTAGATCATATCCCTTAATGGATATGTAATCTGAAATATCTTTTATACCATCAGGTATGAGAAAACTTCTTATTCCAAATTTCTCTGAAAACTTCTTCATATTAGAAATACCTGTTTCATCATTGTCATAGTTAATTATTATCTCTTTAAATCTTAATGATAATAATTCAAACTGATTTTCATTTAGAAACATCATTTCACTTTGTGGACTAATTGCATTTATACCAAACAATCTGAATACCATGCAATCTTTTAAGCCTTTTGTTATAACTAGTTTATCAGAATGTTGTTCTAATTGATTCCAACCACTAAATATGTGTCTTGGAATATTACTAGTCCATTTCTTACTTTTCTCAGCATTTGGTCTAAGAATTTTTCTCATACCATTACCATGCTCATAACTATATGCATAATCTTCAACAGACTCTGTATATACATTTACAAGTTCTTCATTATTTACACTTATCCAATAATCTGTAATAGGAACTACATTATAAAAATTAAGTATATCTCTGTTGAGGTAGTATTTATCCCAATAGATATCACTACCTCTCCAATCTCTCTTTTTAATCTTTATAACTGTACTATACCTATCAAGCTTATCAGGTAAGCCTACATAATTCAGAGATGGTATAATTTTTTTATTGTCTAACTTTTTAATGATACCTAAATCATTAGCTATAATTCTAAGAGTTTCTTGAAAATTTAAATCTTCATTAAACTTGACTTTCATGTACCTCTGTACATATGAAAAACAATCATGATATTCTCCTGTACCAAAATCCTTATAATACAATCCTTTAGGAAATGCTTTAATAGAACATGATGGAGTTTTATCAAATCTTAAATCTGAGCAAAATAATTTATTTACATCAATAAAGTTCTTACAATAATACTTAAAGATTTGGTACTCAGAAACTTCTCTGAGCACCATATCTTTAGTAAAGTGATTTACATCAACACCACCAAAATTAGAATGGTAAGTCATTGGCTGTTGTTGGAGCTACAAATGAATCAGTATCTGGAACTTTAGCAACAGGCTTTACATCTCTGTCTTCATTAAATACCAATTTGGTACTAGCTACTGCAGGATATTCAGCACCATCTTGAATTGCTTCTGCAAATTCAGGAAGACCAATAGAAGCTCTTAGTCCAGTATTACCATCTTGTTTAAGATAACCTTCACCATTGAATTTAATTCTCAATGAATTACCAGCAAGTTTATTGTTGTATACTTCACCAAGTTCTTCGATAGTGTTGGCTTTAGAAGAAAGATAGTCAGCATCTTTTACAACTTTAGTAAAGATGTGTCTAATTTTCTTGTAAGATGTAGGTGCTGCTTTCTCTGAAAGATAGAAACGGAAATCAGTAGTTGCTTCTGCATCACCATCTTTTAGATAAAGAGAGAATGTAATTACAGGATTACCATTTTGATTAGTTTCACCTTTAACAGATTTAATTGTTACTTCATGAATGCCTGGTCTAATATACTTAGGCTTGTTTACTTCTTGAACATCTTGTCCACCGAACATAATTTTAAAATTTATTTATTGTTATTATTTAAGGAATACTTTATCCCAATTGCCTGTTAGTTTACCATCAACCATTTCAGTTAATGTAATTTCTTGATTTTTCAAGTGGTCAGGTCTTGCACCACATGTTACTTCTTCTGAAGTTTTAAAGTTTAGAGTCACTTTATCAGACTTTCTGCTCAATAAACCAATAGCATCTGCTTTAGCACATACAATAGATTTAATCTTACCTGATAAATCTAAGTCTACTGCTGATACTTCTTTACCATTAGTTTCTAGCATTTTATCTTTTAAGTGACCTAGTAGAATAATACTACCATCTTCTGGTACCAATGTTTCAATGTAATCTAGAATCTTAAAGAAAGCTTCTCTAAGATATAGATAACCTGCACCATTAGGTAATTTCAACACACTATCACCTGCAAAGTTCTTACCCATAGGAGTTTCCATATAGAGTGTCTTTGCATATGACAAACACATTTCTTCCAATGCAGTAACAGTGTCTACTGCAATGTACTTGTAAGGTCTATTAGCTTTAACAATTTCCTGACCAACAGCTTTCAATGTTGCAAGACTATCAATTTTAAGTTTGAGAGCTTCAACATAATCAGAGCCATTCTCGAAGTCTAGAATTAGACAATTATCTAACAGAGCCAAGGCTGATGTTTTACCAGCCTTTGGCTTTGAATAGATAACCATCCTCTTAGGGTTAGCTCTTGTAGCAGCTACCTTTTGAGTTGGTAAATTAATCATGTTACAGTTTAGCAGCTAATTCTAAAATGCGTTCTACTAATACAGGATATAAACCAGGATATTGACTCTTAACTAAGTCAATAGGAGTACCACCAATGATAATTGGTGTTCTCTGACCATCTCTGTTCTGTAATTCTGTCTTAGGAACAACAGTTGTTAATTCAAGCACTTTACATAGAGTGTTAATGCTATCAATAGCTTCAACTCTTGTATCACAAGGATAGCGTTGAGTTTTAATCTCATTAACATAAGCAATGTATTCTGCTTTCATTTGTTCACTAGGATCAGTTGTTTCTGATACATTCTCAACCACAGGGGTTTCTTCGTTTTGTACAATTTCCATTTTAATTTAATTGTTTACTTGTTTATTAATAATATCCTCTTTCATTTAAATAACCATATCCTAATCTAGGATTTAAAGTTTCCTGATCATAGAATGTACTCTTATCATCTACATAGTTAAAACAATCCATACAATAATACTGTGACATAGTATTATCATATTTCACATTTCTATGCTGACAATTCTCATCAAATAATCCAAGCTGTTTAGATAATGTTTTATTTTCTAAATCATCTTGTCTTTTAAGTTCTTCTTCTTCATTCATATAATCAATAAACTCTTCAATCATATCTGACAAATAAGGATAATCAGGTTGTGCAGAATCAACAAGTCTATCATAATTTTCTATAAAGTCAATGAAAAAATCAAATGCAATACTATATGCATAAGACATTTTATTAGATTTTATATACTTTGGGCTACTTTTAAATAATGCATATAATTTATCATACAATGGACTTTTACCTTGAGCCTTATGATATACAGGTTTATCTGCAGGTCTAACATAAGTATACTGCTTATCAGCAGATGAAATAATGTCAAGAATTACATTGTAACAATTTTCAACTTGTGATATTACTACATACTCTGTTGAAGTATGAGGATTATGATAACCACAAGATATGTTGAAACATGCAATACCAACATTTCTTTTAGATAGTGCACCAACATCTGTTGCAATGCCAGTACACTCTTTATACTTATAACCTTCTAGGATTGGTGCTACAAATGTACTAAATTCTTGGTCAAATAATTTAACCCCATTAGAATAATTTATAAAATCTGCATCACCTTTTCTATCTGCTTGACCTATAAACTTACAATCTTTGAAGAAATCTAAATCACAGGAATTAGAACCTATGCATCCAATTTCTTCTTGAAGGAAGAATGCAACTTTGATATTATCTACAGCATCTAACAGATTTAGACACATAAATACACCTACAAGATCATCACCACCAGTACCTACTTGTCTAGCACCATCAAATGCTAACAAGTAATCACCATTTCTAACAATAGTTTTATTAGGACAGAATCTATGAACCTGATCTAAATGTGACACTACACAAGGGTAAAAATCTGCTTTACCTTTAGTAACATATATATTACCATGTGCATCTTCTTCTACAACTAAAGAGTATTTATTGTTAAGTAATTTAAGATAATTGTTAAGTGTTGGTATTATTTGTTCTTTCTCTTTAGAAGATTCAGACTGCCAGCCTAAAACTTCAATTAATAATTCTTCATTAAAAGTCATTGTTATTATTATTTGTCATTGTTATTTCAGGAACTTGTTCTTCAGTCTCATCTAATTCTTCTAACCATTCATCTTCTTCTAAATCATCATCATCTAATGATACAATATCAGGTAATAGTTGATAAGAACCATTAATATTTCTTACAGAATTAATATCATAAACTTGTTCTGATGAATATAAAACATTATCTTGATTTACAAACTTACCACTTAATGAACATTTAAATGTATCTTTTAATGTTGATACACTTAACTGAGAAGTTTCACTATTAAGTAAATTAAAATTGTCTAGATATGGTAAACCATATGGACTATTGATAGAAGTTTGTCTACTAATATGTAAATCATACTGTAATTTATATGATGCAGATGTTACTTTAGATGGAATATAATTCAAATCAACAATAAAATTCTTATCATATTTATTTTCCCAATAACCAGGAGACATTTTTGTAATATCTTTATTACCACCATTACACCACTTTCTATGATTATAGATATTAACAAAACCATTTTCTGAAGCATATCTATGAAACAATGATATAAGCTTTGTATCACAAACATAAATTCTATCCATAACTTTAGTACCATCTGTTGTAGTCCACAATAATGCTCTACCTAAAATAGAATTTACACCCTTTGGTTTCATTACAATTAAACTAACATTGTTATTTAAAGCATAGAATCTAATTTGACTCTGATTAGCATCATTACGCATACAAGAACTACCTAACTCACCTGAATTTTTAAAATAATTATTGTAGTGATAATAATATTCAATTTTCTCACCACTAACAATTTCAAATAATTCAGGATCATAACTATTTAGCATCTTATTATATTCTAAATATGCTTGTATCTTCTTTTCATCAAAATCTTTAAATGATTTTATAAAAAACTTACTATATGATACAGTTCTCATGTAATTAGTAAAATGATTAACATTATCATTAGCATACTCATTATCATAACCTGCTTTAATCATACTAACAACTGCTTGTAGATATTTAGCTTTAGTAAGATATGTAATAGTATTATTTTCTTCTTTCACATAATGATAGAATTCATCTAATGCACTTGCATTATCAATTGAATATGTATCAAATGACTTATTAATAATATTATTAGATATTCTACTAAATCCACCCATGTTATTACCACATATATCAATATGCTTATCTACTTTAAACTTTGCTATAATACAATACTCTGATCCTTTCTCATATATAGTGTAATCAAGATTATATACATCACAAATACCATCTATGTTATTATGAGTATATAATGATGATATGCCAGCTCTATTACTTCTGAGTTGTATAGTAGGATTTATCAAAATTTGAGTTCTTCTCTTATTTTGTACATAAGTTAAATACTCATAATAATTGCGATCATAACTATAATAATAACTATTTTTAATTATAAGTATTTTGTTTTTTGGATTAGCAGGATCTTGTGCAAAGTTTATATAAATAAACCTACTAGATTTATTTAATGAAATATAGTATTGTAATTCTGCTGGTAGTTTTAATTTTATTGTGTTTCTTGAAACTTGACTAATTATTATTTTACTCATAATACATAATAAAAAAAGTACCCTACACTATAAGCATAGGGTACTATTGTTTATAATTTACAGTTAGTTTGCTACAAAATCATAAAGTGTAGCTAAGTTACCATAAGCACCATCAGCACTTGTACTTGCTACCCAAGAACCATTTCTATCAACAACATAATATTTTGCTGGAGATTTCTTTTGGTTTTTAACTTTTGCAAATAATGCAGCTACAGTTTCATCATCTGGTCTTCTTACATCTTCCAATGTAATATCATCTTCATCAGATACTGAATTGTGTTCATTTATACAGTTTTCAATGAAATCCATATAATCTTCACTAATCAATGATATAAAAATATCAGCTTCAGATGCTTTTTTCTGAGCAAATGATTCATTCTTGATAAAATTTACATCATAGTTTTTACTACCAGTAGTAATATACTGATCTTGTTCTAATCTTAACAAGATTTCTGGTTCTACATTTAAACCAAGTTGTTCAGCAAATGCTACACAAGCAGTTGCAATTGATAAGTCATCTACTAAAAAGATTGATCTTTCCATTTTAATTAAATTTAGATTTGTTTGTTATAATATTTATTTATTTCTAAACTGTCAGGTTCAGGTAATTCAAAGAATTTACCAGATTCAGGTTTAACATATAGACCTTTTGCTATACCATCTCTAGATAATCTGTTCTTGATTATCTTCAACATAAGCATTCTGTCTTTTAGTTTACTAATATCATAGCCTAGTGAAGTATCCATATCTAGTTTATATGGACACATTAGACCTAGAACTACGTCAGCATCTTGATAGGGATTAGTAGTGTCTTTAAAGTCACCTTGAGAAGGAGATAAGTCTACACCTTTAAACTTTTGTCTATCAACAGAACTTAAGCCTTGATTAAACTGCTGTAAGACAATAGGTGTAAAACCAAAGAGATTTCTCAAGATTACAAAATACTCACTCATCTTATCCATAACTTCCTTAGTTTGAAAGCCTCTCTCTTTTTTCAACAGATACAAATGGTCTAATGCTATAATGTTGTAGCTATTAGGATCATTTGGTTTATAACCAGCTATTCTTTTCTTTACACTACCATCAGTGTCAGTATAATCTTCAAAGATTACTTCACCATTAGCTACTGCAAACTTAAATAACTCATTGTAAATACCTGTTGGATTAATAGAATCAAATCTAAAGTTTATACTATCTGCCATTTGTTCTACAATAGGTATGACATTAAAAACTATTTGTTTCTCTTCATCTGTTAATCTGAAATTACCTAAACCTTTAATTTTTTCAGGAGGAATTACTATTCCATGTAACTGATAGATAATACTAGATGTCCAGTTACACATCTTAGTTATCTTATCTATCTCAAAAGAATAATAAAAAACATTGTACTTAATATTATTGTCTTGAGCATTTTTAATAGCATTTCTTATCATATAATCTAGTAGTGTGGTCTTATAAGTACCAGAACTACCACCTATTAGATAATAAGTGCCTCTTTGAATACCAAATACATATTTATTAAGTGTGTCAAATCCATTTGATAAGCCCTGATACTTACCACTTAGACCTTGTTCAATTCTTGTAGTTAGAAAACTCATATCCTTTCAACCCTTTCATCAGTATTAATTTCAATATCTAAATCAGCATATTTATCCCATGTCATTTGATTAAACCATGTTCTAATATCCTGAAAGAAGTTTTCACTATTACCCTTCTTTCTAAGTTTCATCTCTACAACTAAACCTTTGTACATTCTCTCTGCAACATTAGAATCTTTTCTCAAATAATGATTGAACTTACTAAGACAATGCTTACCATCAGCAGAGTCAATACTTTTAGCTTTTAATACCCTAGTACCAACTTTGTGAGGATAAGTATCATAAGTCTTAACAAATAACATCATTGCATCAGATACTTTTGGTCTTATTACATCTAAACCTTCATTAGTTATCTCAAAATCTTGATTCATATAACCTAATTCTATTACAGTAGAAAAATCAAGTTCTGTTGGTAACCCATTAGCTAATACATGTAAATATGCATATTCTAATACTGTGAGTCCAAGATTATCAGTTACTTCTGTGTCAATTACTATCTTCATCTTCTAAATCCTCCTCTTTTAAACCTGCTATTTGAACTAGTGATGTAGACATAACTATAATAGATTTAGCTTGTTTCTCTCTATCCTCATCAGATAAAGATGAATCTAAATATAGTTGTGTATACTTACCTTCAAAGAATCTAACAATATCTATTGCAGTATCACCAATAAATAGCAGAAACTCTTTGCTTCCATCTTCAGTTTTACCTGAAGTAAAGAAAGCAATTTTTTCATCTGTAGTATCAAATATTGTCATTATATCAGTTCCTTCTTTAACATAAGATAGTAATTCATAAAATGAATTCTTACCTTCTGTAAAATTCTCTGAATAATCTACAATATTATCTAATCCTACAATTGTTTTAATAGTACCCATTATTTTTAAACATTAAGTCATAATCATCCTCCTCTATAATCCTTTCATTGTATAGTTCCTCAACTTGTGATAATTCCACATCAACTTCATAAACATCGTTTATCAATAGTTTTACTTTTTCTGGAGTATTGCTCCAAATTCCTGGATAAACTGATTTTATACAGTTAATGCAGAATACTAACTCATCTTTTGTCATAGATTTCTAGAATTAATGAATGTTATTTTTTGTTTATCTAAGTTCTCTGAACATTTTTCCCACCATACTTCATCTTGTGTACCTATTGTAACTAAAATCCATATAACAGCTTCATGATTAGGTCTAAATCTTACAATTCTACCCATTTGCTGTATAATGTTTCTTTCTACACTATTTACTTGAATAATAATAGCAGAATCTAAATCTGGTATGTTCTCACCCTCATTTAATGCTTTAACACAACTAAGTTTGTCAATCTCTTTAGCCCTTAGTCTAGCTAAACTATTACCTTTTGATTTAGAATGAAAGGTATCTGAACACATCTCTTCAGCTTGAGCTATTGAATGACAGAATATTAATGACCTATCATTTGTAATATACTTATCTCTAATTAGTTTAGCAACATCTGTTTTAGATTTAAGATTACCTAAGAATCGTTGCCTGTTTAATTGTGCAAACATAGCAGCTTTTTGCTTACCAGCATACTTTAACTGCAATATTTGTTTAGATAAATATTGATAGTGATTATATTCTGTAGTCAAAAATGGTTTTGCTTTAGTACCAGCTTGTATATACTTGTTAGTGTTATCTAACTGTATTTGTACAAGATTGATTCTATATGGAGCAACAACACCATTTTCTACAGCATCATCCAGTTTATATTCATATACTACAGGACAATGTAACTTAACCAACATCTTCTTAATTTCATCAGATGGTGGAGTAGCAGATAGACCAAGAACTCTATCAGAAGTATTCTGAGTAAAGAATTTAGAATTATTTTCAGTAATGTTCTGAAGCTCATCTAATATAATGAGATCATAATGATTACTTTCAATCTTATTTAGTGAAACATAACAATACCTATCAAGAAACTTGTAGTATTTTGTCATCTTCCACTTTTTAAATTCATCTAACCAGTTCTGATCTCTTAGACTTTCTGTGGGAACAGCAAGTAAAATCTTAGGTTTTTTAATACCTAATGTCTTTACCAAATACTCAATAGCTAACAGAGCACATCTGGATTTACCAGAACCTGTAGCCATAGCCAATGAACCTTTACAATTATTATCTATCCAAGTTTGTAATGCTTCATTTTGAATTTCATTCTTCTTAGTCGTACTCATCAAAATATTCTAAACAGTAATCTCTTATTTCATCAATACAATGCTTCTTACCATCTAACCAGTATAGTAAATCTGTTAATGTACCACTTGTTAATTCTACATGATTAATCTCAAATTGATCTGCTGAACCAGGATGATCCCATGTTTGAGCTTCACCTTCTTCAAAATAACCTGATACTTCAAGTGTGAAATCTGATCTTTTAATTACAGCTGTTCTTAAATGTGTCATATTACCATTTATCTAAATTTATTGTTTTAGGTACAAGCATTTGTTGCCTGATTTCTTTTTTAATTAAAGGGTTTCTATATGTGCCAGTTTTAATTACTGGTACATGTTTTCTAACCCATTTATTAGGAACATACCTCTTCCTATAATGAGAGTCATGAAAACTAGGAGTACAAGACACCAAGCACAGTAATAAGAGTATAGCTCTCATTATTTAAATGCTTTACGTCTTTCCTTTCTTATAGTTTTTGTTGATAATACTTGTTTTGGATCAATATTATTATTTTTCAACAACCATTCTTGCACATAACTATCAATAACAGTTTCATCAAAATAAACTAATTTAACAGTATCTCTACTATTATCTTTCATAGTTACTTCTATATGTTCTGTAATAATATAATTAGTTCTGCAAGAAGCAAATAACAATGCTATTATTACCAGTTGTTTCATACTACAAAGATACTAAAATATGTACCTGATTGTAGATAGGTCAAAGTATTCACTGTATAAAGCCTTGAAATCTTTAATCATCTGAGCTTTCAAATCCCATTTGTATCTGATGTTATCAGCAGCATACTGTGAATCTTTTCTTTCCTGAATTTCAGGTTTCCAACATAGTTCATTAACTTGTTTGTCATTCTTGATAAACTGTACATTATTATAAGTCAAGAATATACATTCTGACTTAAAATCTATACCTTTTAGTTTCTCAAATAACTCTCTGTAATGTTCTAGCCAATTATCATGATATATGATAGGACTAAAATTAAGATGTACCTCCATCTTCTCTTGAAGTTTAGGTATCATACTAATTCTAGTATCTATACTATCTGTATTAGGTTCTAGAATATCTGAATAAACTTGTGGCATCAAACTAACTCTAATTCTGTGCTTATCCTTAACTAAATTATAGTCTCTAAATCTGGATGGATATTTGGTTGCAAATGTAGATTTTAAACATGGATGATTGTTAAAAAAGTCAAAAACCTTTTGCCAATCATAATACTTACCATGTAAACATACATCTGTACTACAACCTATATCAATAACATAGTATTTCTCATCTACTTGATTTGGTACTTTGGGCCATCTTTGAGATGTAGACCAATTATAAATAGACATTAGTATTGCATCAACATTCTCATTGACAAATACTTTACTATCATTATGTCTACCTACATAGCAGTAGGAATTCATACAACCACCAAGTCAAAGACACCCGTACACAAAATTAGGACTAATAGCATCTGAGCTACGTCCATTATCTCGTGTTACGAGTGTCTTAGTTTTTTGTTTAATAATCTTCATAATCTTGTTTTTGAAAATTTGTTGTTTTTTAAAATTTTAATTTTACCATTAAGATGGCGATTCATGTTTGATCTGTCAATTTTAAGTTGATTACAAGCTTCTCTAATACCTGTCCATTCTTTAATAAAATTACCTTCTAAATCATATTGATATAATTTTTCAGATAGTTTATTTGCAGCACCTCTAGGTTGCATTGCTGATAAACCAGCAGCATGAGCATGTCTTATGTTTTCTTTACAACTAACCCATTCTAAATTATCAATGCTGTTATCTGTCTTAATCCCATTGATGTGGTTTATCTGATGTTTGACATCAGGATTAGGAACAAAAGCTTCAGCTATTAATCTATGAGCAAGTAAATCATGTCTATTATTATCAATAGATATACAAATTTTATAGTAACCATAAGTAGATATAGATTGTTTTAATATCTTATCTAACATATAAGCTTTACCATTACTCTTAGTATTTCTATATTTAGCTAGACGTTTTATTCTACCAAAATTAGAAACTTGTAATATTCCTATAAAAGAAGGTACATCTTTCCAAATTTCATTTTTGAGAATTTTGGTTTCCATCTTTTAAAATAAATACAATGTGACCTTTGTTAAACATCATGTCAGATATAATCATATCTTCATTTACATCAAAATAATACTTTAGATTAGTTCCTATTTGAAGATATGGTCCACCACTTGGATCTACCATTTTATAATCTCCATGCATTACAAATCTCATGTAATTTGGTTCATAACCTGTCATAATTACCTTGTTTTCTTCTGTTTTCTCAAATGTGATTTCATCACCACTCCTGTTAAAATAACTTGTTGGGCTCTTGTTATCTCATCAGAACAAAAATATCCTTGCTGATAATATAATTTGTAGTGACTTATATTTTGACTACCATCTGATAAAAGTATTACACTACATATAATTTTTAAAATTGTTTCCATTTTTCTTATTGTTGTTGTTTATTGAACTATATATCTATAACTAATAGAACCATTTTTATATTTTATTATTTTAAAACCAGATGAATTTAGATTTGTTGGTCTACCAAATTCATCATAAACTTCATATTCTAACTTATCAGGATTATAAACACTAATAACACTATATTCAGTACTATAACCATTATAATCTGTTTCTACAAGTTTATAATATGATACACCTTCTAATGGTTTATCATCTCTAAAACAATAATCTTTTAGATTATTAGAATATCTAGCAGCATCTATCTTACCAATAGGTTTAAAATTTGTAAAATTATCAGATCTATATATTGTAAAATAATGTGAATTACTTTCAGATGCTGTTGTCCATTTTAAATCTATATAGCCACTATAATAAAATCCTTCAAATTCAATAAGTTCAACAGCTAATGGTCCTATATCTAAATAATATGGACATATACTTGAGAATCCTTGACAGAATGGACCTGATGTAGTTGCATCTATTGTCCATGTGTAGGTGTGCCCTTCTTGTAAAGAAAAGATAAACCCTTCTCCAACCAACTGACAGGTAGTATTGTCGTAAAGTAAAACACTGTTAAACACAGTAGAAACACAAGATAAAATACTATATCCAGCATTGATGATATAAGTGCTAGACACACTAGGAGTAAAACTAAAGGAATAGGTAATATTACTGGCAGGAGGAGAAATGCTATAACAAAAGTTATTGTTTTCAAGGTAATCATAAGAATTTGGTAATAAATTGGTTTTGTTTAATGATAAATTAGATGTGTCACAAGCAGAACTTAATCTGAGGTTATATACAATAATACTGTCTTCTATTCTTACAAACTCTTGTGCATTAAGCACAGAGCACATTAACATTAGAATAATAGTAACAGATTTCATGTAACAAAATTACTAAAATAAAGAAAGCTGTTTTCTATCTTTTATGTCTGTAATCCACTCATTTACCTTAGAAATATAATATTTATAATCTATATCATATTTGCTAAAATCATCATGTTTAACAGATTTATTAAAATAAGTTACTTTCCAATCTTTTAGTATTCTATTACCCTTTCTAACAGGAGCTTCCACATGTGACTGACTACCATCTTCTGAATGTTTCATCAATGTAGCACCCTTATTAGACACATAGTATCTGACAGTTTTAGATAGTTTCTTGGTTTTATAATCACCATCTTCTACCCAATGTAACTGATACCAATTACCACCTTTTTTATCAGATCTCTTAGATTTGACACCAGCACAAAAATCATATATGTTGTCATGATTAGTAATAAATTCTACAGGTTCAACATTATTCTTATGATATTCATAGAACGCTCTAGGTATAATGGCAAAAGATTTATTCTTGTGCAAAGGTATGTTTTCAAATTCACACCTACCTTTTGCTTTGTATTTTCCATTAGTATAAAATGCTAAATAGTTATTAACGTCAAATATAATCATCTTAGAATATTCTACATACTCTAGTTCTAGTTTAGTAATTTTCATCCATTTGTTACATATCTCATAATACTGATTAATATTATCTCTATGAATCTTCATAGTTAGACCATCTGTATTAATCTGAATTAGCTTACTATCATCAATCTTCATTAGCATCTCTGCTAACATAGTTAATAATAACTGACCATTAATAGTTGTTGCCATAGTATATTGTGGATCATATAACCATGAATACACATCATTAGATTTACCATATACACTATTAGCTGCTAACTTAAATCCATCAGCAAGAACCTTATTACCTTCTTTCTTTGCAACTAATCTTGGAACAACAATTTCTTGATTATATATATCAACAAACTCTCTTCCTAAATGTCTTGGATATAAACCATTGACAATTGCAATACTGGGATATAGACTAGAAACATCTGCATCTATAATAACATACTCTGAATTAGATTCTACTATGCTATTAGATATACTACCATGAATACCACCACTACCATAATCAAATTGAAAACCTTTATAATTAACACTAAATTCAGAACCTGATTTAGTATCTTTTATTTCTAGATTCTTAAAATGATTAAGTACTAGGTTAAATATATCAGAGTTAAACTTGATATATGGGAATATAATATCACCTATCTTGATAGATTTGCGATAAGTTCTCATAGACCTAACATCTTTTATATTTTTACCTGTCTTCTGACAATATAACTTCAGAGTAAGTTCTGAACCTATCTTACTGTCAGATGCATTAATTAGATTAATACCATACATTTTAGTTAATTGCTTTCTAAGTTCTATCATATCAATAGTTCTCTTGTACAATTCTTTAGTAGCAATAACATCATTTAGATTATAACTGAGAATCATTTGTAACCAATTCTCACCTTCACCATCAGATGGCATATCTTCTATATTCTCTAAGTCCATAGAAAACTCACACCATTTAAGACCTGTTCTTTTATTCTTATTGTCAAAATGGTGTATTCTGTATAAATCTAAATGCTTATGTCTTAATCTCCACTCAGGAACATCTAACTGTCTATCATTATCTGATGTTATAATTTGAGCATATCTCCTTATATCACCAGGTGTACAATCAGGATTCCTGTACATATATTCTAGAATCTGAGCATCAAAGTTTATAGAGTTAAAACCTATAAGACCTGCTACTTCATTATCTAGAAATTCAAACATTAACTCTCTATCATCTAGCTCATTATCTATAACAAATACTCTGGTTTCATCAGAATCTTTATCTAGATAAGTTGCTGTAAATACATCAAGAGTTTCTAGGTCAAATACCCATACTCTTTTCATGATATTGTAATATTATTGTCAGATTTAAACTGATTCCAATCTTCAGCATTCATCATATCAGGAAATCTTTTACCCTTATTACATGATTTTTTAACATATAATTTACCAGGTACAGAACATCCACAATATGTACATTTACCTTTTTTCATACAATCATTCTTACAGATTTCAGATCTGTATAATACTTGTTCTTTTTCATGTATAGGTAATAGATTTAACTTATCACCTAACATTTTAAGATTACCTTCTATAAATTGAAGTACTTTCATAAGCCTTGTTTCTATTATCAGTAATTGTTTTGTTTAATATACCATCTAATGCCATTAATGCATTAGCTGCTACACAAGCTAAATGATGTACACCAGATTCATCCATATCTTCACCTGATAAATACTGATTAGTATGTCTATGTAATGCATCTATATATCTTAATACATCACCTTGTTTAGAATAATTAAAATTACCATACTTATCAGCACCATGTGTAAATACTTTAGCAACTTCTTTAATTGCTAATTGTGGAATCATAGTAAACTTCTCTTTACCTTGATCATCTTTTACAAATTTAGAATTTGCAAATTCTTCTCTCATTGCATTTATATCTTTCATATTTAGTTTACACCAATCATTATAGATATTCTTCATATCATTCTTTAAATCAATCATTTAAGTTTAAATTATATTGTTGAAGTATTTCTCTAAGTTCTTCTCTAATCTTATCAGCTACATTTATTTCTGCATCAGTAGCTTGTTGATTGTTATTAAGAATACTAACATTATGTTTAACTGTGCTACGTAAAATTTGGTCTAAATCATACATAGCTAGTTTCCATTTCCAACCATTTAATGCTGTTTCAGCTTCTTTGGTTTCATCATCTCCAAATTCAAGTATTACGTTCATATTTATCTTTATAATATTGTTCAGCTCTACCCATATTAGGGTCAAAATTAGTACCCATAGAATCATATACAGCCTTCATTATTTGCTGTTTTTCCATGTTTTCAGATTCTACAAAAAACTGACCTGTTAGTAGTTTTTGTTCATGTGTAAGATATGGGAACACCATTCTTTTTAAATATTGTACTGCTGTTTCTGTCATATTGTTAATTTAATCTTGTTATTAAAAATAAGTGGTAGCATTACACTACCACTTATCACAAACACACAAACTATACCCCTATAGTTGTGATTCTGATAGGATTCGAACCTATGGCCCACAGCTTAGAAGGCTGTTGCTCTATCCAACTGAGCTACAGAACCAATTTTGAGGATGAGAAGTCCTCTGTGTTGTGAGACTCGAACATTTAGTCTCAGTTCTTTCTAATATTCCTTTCTCAAGGGAACAACACATTTATAGTCAGGACAGGATTTAAACCTGTATGGAGTCCTTCTTTCGGGATTTTTGATATGTCTTCCCTCCTTACATTTTTAGCGTCTACCATTCCGCCACCTGACTATAAAAACTAGCCCCAAAAATAATGAGGCTAGTTTTATAAAACAACAACTTTGTTAATTATTATCCTGCAATTTGTGCTTGCAATGCTGCAAGGTGGCTTGCTACTGAAGATTCAGAAACATTACCATCTACAACATTGTGACCTTTAGAACTAAAAGCACTTTTAACAGCACTTTCAAATGCAGGTGAATCAGTATCACCAAATACTACAGTAGTATAGGTGTTTACTGTTCTTACACCACCATCAGCAGTAGGAATATCATATCCCTCAACTTCACGGGTTTCAATAGAACCTGCGAACCACCCACCAGCGGCAGGATTGCTTTGGTTAAAGATTGG